TCAAACCGCTTTTGCGTGGGGCATGGATGGGACAAATGACGATAATTTCTGGTTAAGAATGGCAATCTGGTCGCTGTCACTATCAGCCATCCACTTTCCATAAACCTGATAAACCATCTGTGCATTTGAATGGCCCATTTGTGAAGCGATAAAGTTTGGATTCGCTCCAGCCGTTAAAGACCAACAAGCATATGTGTGCCTGGACTGATACGCTTTCCGATAGCGTAATCCTGCCCGGCGCATTGCAGCTTCCCAGCTCTGATTTACTGAGCCAACTGCATAGTGATGTCCTGAGCGACCGTTCTTCGCATGCAGGGAAGGGTTAAACACAAAGGTGCATTTGTGGACTTCCTTCTTTCTGTACTCCCTGAGCAGCACATCAATCTCATACTGTTTTCCTAATCTGGTCATCTCGGCCTGATCACGAAGTATGTCCTTTGCCGCATCAATAAGCGCAATCACCCGATCCGTGCCCGCGTCAGTTTTTGGAAGGGTGAACTCCTTCTTCAGCGTGTGGTTACGGCGAACGGTAAGAGTTCCGGCCTTCAGGTCGATATCCTCCCAGGATAATGCACATAATTCACCATGCCGTAGTCCGGTATATACCGCTAGTGACCAGAAGTTTTTCACCTGGCGATTAGCGCATGCATCAATCAGCCGGACAAACTCATCGCGAGTGAGCGGATCCGGTTCGACTTTAGATCGGCGCATTGGCGCCATGCCTTCCATTGGGTTTTCTTTCACATAGCCATTAGATTTTGCGAAACAGAGCATTCCATACAGCACGCCCATATAAAAGTTAACGGTGGCAACCGATCGCCCGGTCACAACAGATTTGTGGCCACGCTTTGGGTTCTGCACTCCTGTTAGCAACTCCTTCCTGAGTGAAAGCATCCTCTCCTGGTTAACTGATGTGATCAGAGTGCTGGCACCAATCATTGGGATCGTGTTTCTTAACGCAGACTGATAGCGGCCCATCGTGTTATTGCAGATATCCATTTCCTTCAACGATATCCATTTCTCTGCAAGATCCTTAACTGTGATGTCATTCCGTTCCTCGCCAAACTTCATGAGGTTGGAGGAGCTAGGGAACTGCGCTGCGTAATTGAATGTGCCTGTTTTAATTGCGAACGCCACTGACGACCGTAATTCGCCAGCTGACTTCCTGTTTTTTGGCGTGTCAGGAATGCTCAGCTTTTCCCGGACGCGCTTGCCCTGATACATAAACCAGATACGCAGAAAACCTCCGTGGTTCTCTACGCCTGGTGGATACACTATCTTTCCCATGGCGACTCCTGTTGATTAAGCGGGGTGACAGGTTAAGCCTTTTTACGTCCAACGGCACCTGGCTGATTTGATGCCTGGCGTTCAATCCACACATTTATTTCTGACAGGTTATACATGCACTCGCTGGTAGGTTTCGGCTCACCCTCTGGCGACACGTGCAGATACTGACGCCCCTGCATCCAGGATGTTTTGCGCGCGCGGCGAATCGTGCCTTCGCGCAGGCCGGTAACTTGGATCAGCTTTTCTTCTGTTACCCACTTATTTGGAACCAGTTGAATTAATTCGCTCATAGCTTTCTCCAGGCGTAAAAAAACCGCACTCGGCGGTAGGTCATATATGGTCTTTTATCATGAAATTTAATCGAAATAGCTCATGTATAAACCGTTACGGGTGTAATGGCTCACATATGAGCTTATTTGCGTGTAAGTTGGTGGTTATGGTTCATTTGTGGCACTTTTCAGGATGATTCCACGCAAATGGCTCCATGCTTTCTGAAATGCTTCCGCGGGTGTTAGTCCATAAGCCATTAGCCTCGCCTGTTCGAATGTAACCTCATCCGGCACCGTCACAGCCTGGAGTGGTGGGGCTGCGTAGAGCGGGATTACAACGCCGCCGAAATCGTCTTTAGATTTCATAGCATCAAGCTCATAACAATAAATTCTAAGCTCAACATCATCTCCATAAGTCACTTTATTGATGAAATATGCCGGATCCTTGCTCGCCTTCCGGCAAGCCAGCAACTCGTTAATAGCTTCAGCCGCATATGCATAACGTAATGTATCAAGAGAGCCGGTGTACGATTCCATCAGGAATGCGCTCAAATCTTTGAGGTTGTCATCACTCAGTGTCTGCTCTAATCCCATGCGATTGGTAGTCATAGATGCTCCTTACTCGCTGTATATCCACTGTGCTTGTTTGCGTCATAAGCCAGAATATCCGGCTCTTTGGTTAACTCTCCGATCATATGGCTCATGCGATCGGCTTCATAGCGTACGCGGTCAGGATACTCGGAGCGGTATATTGTGATGCCAGTGGAAAGGCATTCACCATTACGGTGTAATATTGCCGTCCAGTTTGTTTTCCCGTTCGACTCCGGCATAGCACCATACCAAACAGTAAGCTCAACACACTTCCGCTTCATCTCTGCCAGTTCATTGGATAGCTGCATCATGCCGTTGGGTGCGGCTTCGAGTTCTGCGATGTGCTTATGTGCTGAAGCCAGCGATTTGCCCAATCCAGCATTTTTCGATTCCAGAGATTCGATACGGTCAGCCTGTTGGTTAATGTGGGTATCTTGTGCCGCATTCGCGCGCTGCGCTCGCTCCAGCGCCGCTATCAGTGCAAGGACGTTTTTAGGGTCGCATCCAGAAACAAACTCGGCATTACACTTCTCAGCGAAATGCCCCAGTACATCCTCCTTAGTGAAAGAAAATGGCCCGTGAGTAATTCCATTGAACTGCGTCGATGTTCTGCGCCATGGTCCAGGGGTCGCCCTCAAAGCCGCCTCCTTCATATCCGCAATTAGCGCTTCTATTCCCTTATCCATTGCTGGCCTCCTTGCGCAGCTGCGCGGCGAAATCAGTGCACAGCAGGACGATGCCTTTCCACTTTCTTTGCAATGTCTTATCGCCAACAAAGCGTTGATATTCCTTGCCCGCAAATGTCGCTAAATTATCCACTCCCTGAGCTTGAATCCTTTTCAGTACCCCATCAGTAGCTGGGGTGGTCAGATTCACTGCCTCATTAACAGCTGTAGCAAGCGCGCCATCAGTTCCGGTTTCAAATGCTTCTGATATTTCGTCAATGCTCTGCTTAAGGCGGGCATTCTCCGCAGCCATAGCATCACGCTCTTTCAGTAGCGCGGCGTAGTCATCATGGGCAACATAGTGCCCGTCTTCGTCATCTTCAGAATCCCATGAGTGGTATCGCTGTACTGTCATCTCTCTTCCCTCAATGCTGAGCAAATTGCTCGCGTTCGTGTTTATTCGCATATCGCCACAGGTAGCCGCGATGTGACTTAGCGCGACCACTGATGGCTTTGTTAATGCCTGCACGTTTAAATCCAGGCGCGTAATATGGCGACGGAAAATAGACTTGCTCACCTGTCTGCTTATGGATGCCGATAACCGGCTTTTGGCGGTCTACTCGCTGTTTCAATGGCGATCCTCCAGAGTTCCGTTAGCGACGCCATCCAGTAAATGAGTTGCCGCCTGGTATAGATTGGGTGGTATTTCGTTTCGTACTTGCTGAGGATGCGGAGATAGATTTCCTTTCGTTCTTGCGCGTTCCTTGCGCCTTCTTTCTTCCATGCCGATTCAACATCTCCCCAGCATTTACGCGCAGTGGCTCGTATTGCATTGCTCTCTGTTGCGTTCATGGAGACCGTCTCTTAAATCGAATCGAACAGGTCCATCTGCCCGTTATCAACGATAAATGCCTCGCAACTTTCAGAGCATGAACCGGACTCGTAAGCTTTGTTGCCACGAATCGTTGCTGCTATTTCCTCCCTGGAGTGGCCGGAATACATTTCAGCAATCGCATCCAGTGAAAGGCTTTTCCGGTACATGACTTTGTTTTCCTGCTGGCGGCGTTCTACTACTCGCACAGATTCAGACATGATGACTTCACGAAACTGGGCCGCCATTTCTGGCTCGTCACGCATAGCCAGGGCAACTTTGTTTATTCCCTTTTTGATGCAGAAAACGCAATTCCCCAGGTGTTCCTCAAGCTGCAAGTCAAATGACTGTGACTTCCACCATGTCAGCACATCCTCTTTCTGGTAGTCGGATATCTCAGACATGAAGCGCTGATTCGATTTGACGACCTTCTTAACTCGATCGCAGATTCGCTGCGCCGTGGCTGTATCCAGCAAATATCGCTGCTCGAGCATTTGCAGTGATGATTTCTCATCTTCCATTTCACGCAATTCAGCGTAAAGCCCGCGCATTTCCATATCTTCAAACCCAAGACGTCGCAGTAGTGGGAATAGCCGCTCACCCCAGATACGCCCTTGTTCATCAAGCCGCATTCCTAACCACGAATCGTATGTGTCGAAATTGTCTTTGCAGTAGCGTTCGCAGACTTCAATTTTCATTGTGCGGGTGCAGAACGCGCCACCGAAATAAGGCGTGCCGTACTTTTCTGTCACATCAATCCACGGCTGCAAGTCTGGGCCAATGCTTTCAAGTGGAATTATTTGATAGCTATTCCCCTGGCCAAGCTCTGGATTAACCTTTACCCGAAGGCATGTAAGTTCAATTCCCCAGTGGCTAACGACATCGCGAATGAACTGGTAGGTGGCAGGGTGCTCCGCGCCGGTATCCATGAATATGTAACGCACATCCATTTCAGCGCTTACTCGCAACTGCTCCATCAGGTGAACGAGATATGCAGAGGTGCGTCCTCCTGAGAAGCTAACAACTTGTATCTTCGCCTTTCTGGATTCATTGCTCACCAGTCACCTCTGCTCTGCGCGGTAAAATACGATTCAGAAACCGGTTATCGTTCACCGATGGAAAGCTGCAGCGCTTCATCAGCTCATTCCGTGATGGCATTGGGCGCTGTCTGCGGCGTATGGCTAAGTCTCCCGGCGTAATATCCGGGTCATACTGATTGCTGCGCATGCTCACGCTCCACGAATTCAGATATGGATTTGCTCACTGTCTGGCTGAGGTTTTCGATGTGCAGAACGAGCGCCTGCAATGTCTGCGCGTCTGAGATGAGGATTTCGCGGTGACATAACTCCTTCACCAGGTGTTCAAATTTGGAGTAGTAACGCGGCGCGCTAAGAGTTTCATTTCCGGCGTTATCGCCTGTCTTAATAATTACCTTTTCACGCAAAACGAGGTCGTTAGCAGTCCCAGTGACAACGTATTTGCCACTGATTTCGATATTGAGTTTCATGGTTAATTGCTCACTTGTGCGGCTCGATATTCGGCCTTAAGTCGATAAATTGTTCCGCCGCAATGTAGGCTCTTTTCTTCCCACGTCTCGGCGTCCAGGTATTGCTGAATTTGCAGAACTGAGTTCAAGTGAATGAACTCCGATTGCACCTCGAGTGCAGGAGCCCATCCTGAGTAATACGAATCGTGGTAATTAAGTGTCACGCCTACCGTTCCGCAACCTGCGGCAACGCTGGATATATCGTCCATGAATCGGTGGAATGCCGTGATGTGGTTGCGACTATCCCGCCGTAAAGCAGCGAGTATCTGCTCAGGTGATAACATGATGGGTTCCTGCTAGATGTTTAAATCGAGTGGATAGCGTGACGAGGGAAGGGAAGCGTTACCGGTGCAAAAGGTATATCGTCATCGAAGTCCATTGGAGGCTCGTTCTGTGGTGGAGCGGCCTGACCTTGCTGAGGCTGGCGGCCTTGATGCTGCTGCTTGTTACCCTGACCGCCATTTTGTGCCGCACCATCCTGCTTACCGCCCAACATCTGCATGGTGCCTCCCACATTGACGTGAATCTCCGTGGTGTACTTCTCGACGCCAGCCTGATCAGTCCATTTGCGAGTATTCAGCTTCCCTTCAATGTAGATTTGCGATCCTTTACGCAGATACTCACCGGCGACTTCTGCCAGCTTCCCGAACAGCACCACTCGGTGCCACTCAGTTTTTTCCTTTGTCTCGCCTGTTTGCTTATCACGCCACGATTCCGATGTGGCCAGCGTGATGTTGGCGACCGCGCCACCATTCGGCAGGTAGCGCACCTCCGGGTCTTGCCCAAGATTGCCCACGAGAATTACTTTATTTACCCCACGACTCGCCATTACGCTGCCACTCCTTCAAGTTCTGATTTTCTGATGTCATACACATCCTTAGCGGTTGCTTGCTGCGGCGTTCCTTCGAGCATTGACCACGCCTTAGCGAATGCCTGCTTCAACTCTTCCTGAGTTGTTTTCTGTCCCGCTGCCTCGGTGAATGCCTTTAACACCTGATCTGGTGTTGGCTTCGGCTTTTCCTGCTTCTGCGGCTGAGCAGAGTTTTGTTGATGCTTATGCTCGTCACTGTCTGCATCCTTCGAGTCATCAATACCAAACAACCCATTCAGGCAGTATTTGCGAGCGTATGAGCTTGTTGCTCCTGTAACCTGTGCGGCATCCATCCCTTTCTTAGATTCCTCCTCCCTGGCCAGCGCTGTCGCTTCATGAATGCTTTCGCCGTCTGTAATCCGCGCTGTGGCTTTCACGTAGTGACGTGTACCAATCAGCACGATTTCATCGCTAATCGACAGGAACAGACCGCCGAGAAGCGGCTTAACACCTTCGAGGATGTCCTCGCAGCTCCGGTATTTGTATTTCCCAAACGAGTTAAACTGATTCTTTGGCGCGTTCAATGTTCGCTGAATCTCTGCCAGTTTTGCGTAAAATTCTTTACTCATAGCTATGCCCTCATTTCAAAAAAGACCAAGCGACACCATTTTTAACTCGATGAGCATGGCCTTTACTGATTCCAAATTGTTTAGCCAATTGGCTATAGGAAAGCTTTGAATCCTTAATCGCTTGCACGTCAGATTCCGATAACTTGCAGCGTCCATTACGCTCGCCCTTTGCCTGCCTATCCCTTTCCACCATATCTTGTGAGTTCTGCTTGCAACTACCCAAAATGAGATGCTCAGGATTAATGCATAGCTTGTTATCGCAGGTGTGTCTGATAACCATCCCGTCCGCTATTTCACCTTTAAAGACCATGTAGGATGCTCGGTTGGCTCTCAGATTTTTATAGTTCAGTCTGATCTGACCATATCCACTAGAGGCCACTGATTTATTCCACACCCAGCACTCACCCGTTTTGACGCATCCGGCAAGCAGCCTATCTTTGAGTGATTTCCTCTTGCTTGGCAAAGTTGGTTTCATTTCCATCGATCACCTCAGAACGGCAGTTCGTCGCCGAGAAATTCACACTTGTTGATGCGTTCAACCTTCGCCATAGACAGGCAATGATTCTTCATTCGCTTGTTGCCATCCTTGCGCCAGTACAACGCCTCAATCACGTGGTACTTACGCTTTAACCGGCTAAGTTCTGGTGTTTTAGCTAACTCAACGGGGATCATGCCTCCTCCTTCTGCGGCTCTGGCAACTTAACCGGTACGCCCATGTCTTTCATGAGTCGGACAAACTGTTCGTCTGACCATTGTTTGGATGGGGCTTGCTGGCTCATTTACCCCTCCGGTACCACGGGTGGTTAATTGCCGACTTCATTTCTTCGTTGGCCTGTAACCACATGCGCCCGTCGCCGAGATAGCGAGCTATAACAGCTTTGTTCTGCGCTGCTTTAAGCTTGTTGTGGTTGATGCTCAGTGAACTCTGCATAAAGCCTCCAGGTGCTTGCGGGCTGCTTTAACGATTTGTTTGAAACGACGGGATAGTTCGGATTCTGGCGGGTAATAAGCGGACATGATGCCGCTACCCGCGATGGCGTACATCATGGGTTAACTCCTGTTAGGTTTGTGTTCATTCATCAGCGTTGACGCTCAGGGATGGGCACAATAAAAAACCACCCGAAGGTGGCTGAGTTGTTTAGAAATTTTCGTCGTAGAACTTTCGCAGCGCCTGAATCAGCAGCGCTTCGTCGAATGAGCCGGCATCTTCTTCGCCATCCTCAATCCACACGCTGCCATCACCAAATTGGCTAATTGTGAACTCGCCAATCGTTACGCTTGTTGCTTCACCAGAATCAGTTCCAGGGTTAGATTTTGTTTTTCCGAATTTCATACTTTTCTCCAGTTAAAAAAATGCCGCCACAATGGACGGCAATAAGGACAACGAGGGCTTTCAGTATCTGTTCTCAGGGAAAGCTGAAAGCAGATAGGAGACCTAATGGAATATCACGCAGCCGTTATCGGATGCCATTTCAAATGCTGCCTTCCAGTGCTGGAACTGCTCGTAAAATTGGCCGCCAATTGCAGATGCTTTCGAGTCATGCTCCTTAAAGTCTGAGAGCAATTTTTGGCTGACCTTAGTTCCAATTACTCCTTCGCTATCACTGAAATTAATCAGTTCGTAGAATGGGCCGCCACCAGAATTCAGCGCTCCAGCGAAGTGGTTCTTTTCTTTTCGATATCCCATGTCTAGTTCAGCCATTGGGTAGCCAGCCATTTTCGATAGTTGCTCACGCCAGAAGAAGTGACCGCCATAACCAGTGCGATGACCGGTACTATCGTCGTATGCATAAATGGCATCATCTTCAATGTCATCGGCGCGACCAGGGAAGTCGGGATTCTTCCAGACTGAAAACCAATGCGGGCTTTCAATTGGCTCGTTAGTTTCCGGGTTTACTGCTTCGCCATTCTCATCAAGAACAGCGTCCAGCTTCTTAATCTTGCTGTATGCACTAATATCCAAACTCATCTTCTACCTCGCTGTAATGTTCTCTGACTTGCGATGCCCGGCGCTAAAAATCGCCACCTGTGGCAAGCAAGCACCGCCTGACTCTTCTTTAGGCTGGCGTTAAAAAATCACATATGAGATTGCCGCGCATACGAGTGCCAGCACCGTCATGCATGCAAGCATCCTGAATGTTGTTGCGTACACCCGCTTCCAGGGAGGGCGGTTTGCTTTCGTGTCTGCCATGTTTATGGCGGCGGGAAGCAGAAGCATAAAAATGTAAAACATGGCGATCATCTTTATCGCCAGCACTACGTTATCCATCATGGCTCTCCAGTAATTTATGCCGGGATATTTATCCACGCCCGGCGCGTGGTTTCCCTGCTTTCCACAGTCAAAGGAAATGGATAGACTGATGTTTCCACAGTCAAAATAAGGATTTATTAAATGGCTTTATTTACAGTGCGCATTGAACTTCGCGGTGCCGATTGGGAGACTTATAACCGCTTACATGAAAGCATGAACACGGTTGGTTATTACCGTCGTGTTACCGGAGATAATGGCGTCATCTTCCAGTTACCAGATGCTGAATATGCAGCAGAAAAAAATGCAACAGTTCAGCAGGTTCATGACGAAGTCTTGCGCATTGCAAATCAGCACAATATCGACCCGCATGTACTGGTGTCTGAAACTGTGCGCTGGGCGTGGACTTTACCGAAGGCTTGATGCCGAGCTCGTTCCGGTTTCTACCTTCTTCGGGCTGCTAGTCTGATACTGGTTTATCTCACGCACAGCTTCTTTGCAGGCATCACTAAAACTGATGCCTTTTTCATCTGCAATTTCTTTGATCAGTGCAATTAACGTTTCCATGCTTCACCTCAAATTAATGGAATGCTGTGACCGCGCATCTTCTGGCGGGCATTAACCTGCTGACCGTCTGGATTGCGCACCTTGCGATACTCCTGGCACTCAAGCGTTACGAATGCCGTCTCTTTAGGCTCACGCCAGTTTGGAGCGCGAAGAGCTTGCTCAACTCTGTTCTTGCAGCCTGTAATACCAGGCTCCTCAGAAGCCTCTGGAGCGCTGATACCGAAAACTGTGTCGATGATATTGCCGATGGTGTCGCGCTCGATTGCTGCTGCTCTGCGGCGCTCATGGCGACGTGTTTTAGCGTTGCCAGCAAATACAGACTGGCCGTAGGTGATAGTTGTCATATTTGCCTCCTGAAATGGTTTTGGTGGTGAAGGCCGGGCGCTACACCGGCGATGTGTTTAGGAACGGATGAAGCCGTTACCCTGGGCCACCTTCCTACCCAATCACGAATTGCTTGTGTTCGTGTGCCACGTTGCGTGTCTTCGACTTTCCACGCCGCTTCACCCCAAACCCATCTCGTTTGGTTGTTGTTTTCGCGCTTCAACAGCGCTCCAGTTAAGTTAAAGAGCATGCCACTCTGTTCCTTGTGGCTTACCAGCGTCCTGCTGATGGAATGAAGTATACGTATCGTATTCATTTGATGCAATACGTTATGTATACATAAAATTGAAATGTATACATATGCGTATGTTTTTAGATGGTTTTTATTTTTGTAAATGCCAAATCAATGGCTATGTGATAGGTTTGAGTGGTCGAAATTTAAGCGAGGGATTGGCAATGGATCTGGATGAAGAGCGCGTAAACATGATGGTTAGTGCTATGGGTAAGGCGGTAATGGAATTATCGTTAGCTAATCAGCCAGTAACGCAGGAGTCCATCATCGACAAGCTGGAAAAATGCCGTAAGGAAACAGGGAACGTGATAGGTAAGGGAGTTAACAGGGATGCGGCAGAGATAGTGAGGAAAGGTAGTAAGGCGATTAAGTAGCGGGCATTAAAAACCCGGCTCGTTGGCCGGGTTAAACATCATTTCTTAGTTTGCGTTAATGCTGCCTGTTGATGAGCTGAGCCATTTTGAATAGGGAAACGTGCTGCTGCAAGCGCCTTGTAAGCATTATCAACCACTTGTTGTAAACTCATTAATCACCCTCTCATTTTCTATTAAAGAATCTATAATTTAATTCTTTATCAAAATAATGCTTTCTTTTTAACCATACAAGTCCATCACCCTTAGATAATACAGCAACATCAATTGGGCCGCCAACGCTATCACTGTCATTTGAGACTTTGCGCTTGAAAGCAGTCAGGTTGACCAAGGACTCTGCCATGTAACCTAAGTCTACTTTAGCTAAGGAGTCAAGAATAGATAAAACCTTTTGGATATGATTTTGTGTGGCATGGTTATCTATCATTGTATTGGTGTACGCAATTTGACTAGGAATAACAGCATCAAAAGCTGCTTCGATACTTACTCTGCTCATTGCTGGATTTTGGCTTGCTATAATGTTAGTCACTTCAACTTTCATATTAGAGAAAGCATTATTTAGCGAATCATGTATGCACCCAGTTATTCCTTTGCTACATCCTCTCATAAAAGTATGTACTTCATCATCCTGAGCAAACGGCATGATTCCACTAAGAGTGCCAGAGTTATTTTGATTGGATGTTGCAGGTATCATTAATTTGTTATTGAAAATACCATAAACATGATGTGACTGAACTACAGGGTAATACTCATCTTCACCAAAACCAGCAATCACGATCCCTGAATACGTTCCTAAATCACTATTTTTACAAGTGTACACAGCAAAAAGATCAATCAATGAGTCAATCAGCCCTGCGCTGTAATCAGGGTTTCCATTCTGCATGTCTGGGGCGATACAATTAGAGCATATCTCTAAAATAAATGATGCAATGTATTGTTTTGCAAGATTAAAATCAGACTGGTCAAAGTCATCAAAGAAATCATTTGAGTCAACAGTGGCAAACAACTGTCTAGCTCTTGTTTCTATAAACGCATGATATTGTTCTGTTGTAGGCGCCAAACTGAAAGCTTGTAGAAAATTTGCAACATCTTGATCTTGAACCTGTCTTAATATCCCCGGCAAGATTACATGGCAGTATATGGCTTTTAGAAAATCCTCTTGCATTTCATCGGTAATGATCTTCTTATTACTTTTTACGTAATTGAAAAATGCTTTACCATAATCTTCGATTGTTGATAAGGGAGATGTGGATAATGTTTTTCGAAATGTCTTTATAAGTAACTCCCAAGGAGCCCCACACAGCGCAGCATTATTATAGATCATAATCGCTACTGGATGGTCCTTAGAAAGCTCAAATAACTTATCTGCATTGTTGTAAATTTTTTCGGAAAAACCAACTGTTGTAGTAACTGCTGAATCAGCTGCCAAGGCTATTCCATATCGATTGAATACTGCTATTTCTGCCGTCATAGATATTCCCAGTACATTTTAGTTATAAAAAGATACAATTCAGATCCCGGGCCCGATCAAGTTTGCAATCGCATAACTTAAACAAGTCTTAACTTTGTCTCCACAGCTACACCAATAGTTTTACAATTGCCATTCACTGGAATCAGTGGCCACGCCGGGTTTAAACCTTTCAAATACTTCTGACCACCGTCAATGATCAGCTTCTTGAATGTTGCCTCATTGGAGTCAGATAGTTTCGCAATCACCAGGCTGCCGTTAATCGGCTCTCGGCCTGTATCAAACAGAACGAATGTACCTTCAGGCACGCTCAGGCCAACCGGTGCTGTCATCGAGTCACCTTCAACTTCCAGCCAGAAGGCATCTCCCTGAATATGGGCGTCAGACTCAAGCCACAGGTCGATATCTTTCAGGGTGTACGGTTCACATGCCTCGCACCACGAACCAGCCTGCACACTACTGAGAACGGGGTAATTCTTTCCTTTAACGTACGGCGCCACATATGAAACGTTGGATTCAGAAGAATCACCATCTGAAATTGTCCCATCAGGGTGAACAACAAAGCCCTTCATGCCGATGATGCTCAGTAGCTTTGCTATTTCTTCCAGCCTCGGCTCTCTTCTTTGATTAAGCCAATGACTTACCGCGCCCTTTGTAATTCCAAGGCGTTCGGCAAGTTCTTCCTGTGTGATGCCTGACTCGCGCATGCGGGTTTTAGCAATATCAAACCATTTCATATTCATACCCTAAGTATACGTCTCGTATCATGCGCATAAAGTCACATATCGTATACATTCCTTGATTTCATAAATACGATATGTATACTTGATGATGAAAGGAGGTTCTTATGAACAAATTAAGATTCTTTCGCGAGAAAGCGGGGCTAACGCAATCTGACCTTGCGGAAATGACCGGATTTACTCGCGGTGCAATCAGCCATTACGAGAAAGGGCGAAGAGGGATGGATATCGATCTTTGCCGTGTTTTCGTAGCAATTCTGAATAAAGCAGGAACGTCTGTTGGCCTGGATGATGTATTCCCGCCAAAAGCCGCATAAGTAACACCCGCTCTTTACCAATCTATCCCGCCGTCAACGCGGGGCATCAATTTAAGTGGCATGCCCATCACGGCATGTTCACGTATCTATCTAATTCAACACAGGAAGTATCACAAATGGACACTACAACCACCCGCAATAAAGCCCGCGCAATTGAAAGCAAGTTATTGAGCAAGATAGCTATTCGTGGCGCAGGAAACATCGCTGAATCAATCGGCGTGGATAAGTCGCAAATCACCCGCTGGAAAGAGTCGTTACTGCCTCGCATGTCGATGCTGTTAGCCGTTCTGGAATGGGGGGTTGAAGACGATGAGTTGGCGGATCTGGCTAAGAAGGTTGCCCGGATGCTGACAAAAGAAAAAGCCCCGGAGTGCTTGGAACACTTCGAGGCCTAGTGCGAATAACTGGATCAATTCACAGGAGTCATTATGGCAAAAGTAACTACCCCTGAACAGGGGAAATTTCATAAACATATCGTTCGTGACCGGTTCCTTGGCAGCTTTGAGCAGCCATCTCGATTCCGTGTCGAGTGGGAAAAGGTAAAGCAGCTAATCAGAGGGAAAGGTCATGAGCAACGTTAGCAACTTAGCCGAAGCCAGACAGGCCAGACGGCACCAGGAATCGCCAACACAAGGCGGTAAGGGGTTTGCCTTGCTGCACAGGAAAATTAAGGAGCTGCCGTTCTACAAGCGGGATTCTGAGGCGGTTCACTTATGGATTCACTTCATTCTGTCAGCCAACTATCAGCCCGCAATTGTTGGAACGGAGTTTGGTGATCTGCTTATTCAGCGTGGTCAGTTCATCACCGGAAGAAACACCCTGGCATTTGAAACCGGAATTGCTCCTGACCGCATCAAATACCTGATGAACAAGTTCACCAAATTGGGGATGATTTCCACCGAAACAAACAAGCGATTCTCTATCGTCACCATCGAAAAATACGACGATTATCAGCAAAATTTTGTGCCAACAGAATGCCAACAGAGTGCCATCGCAAAGCCAGTAGCACCAACGCTTACAGGCGATGTTGTGCCAACAGATTGCCATCAAAGTGCCACAAACAACAATATAACTAATAACTCTTTATCTAAAGATAAAGAGAGTGTCGTAGCCGTCGAAAAGTCAGAACAGAAAAAACCATCCCACTCCTGCCAGGACGTTATCGATGCTTACCATCGAATACTGCCAGAATGCCCAAGCGTTCGAGCACTGAGTGACAAGCGCAAGAACCTGATCAAAACCTTTTGGGTGAAAGCAGGGAAGATTACCCGCCAACTGGATAACGTTCCCTTCAGCATGAAGGCGTGGGAAGCATACCTGACCTACATCTCGTCTAACTGCCGCTGGATGCTTGGCACCCGGCCTGATGCGAAGACCGGTAAGACATGGAGATGCAAAAACATCGACTACCTGTTAAGCGATGAGGTTTATCTGAAGGTTCGTGAGGGGAATAGCGATGACGTCTGATTACAACCTGCCGCCAAGCAGCAAAGAGTCCGAACAGTCAGTATTAGGGGCTGTGCTTATCTCACCAGATAGCGACAACGTGCAGAAGGTTTTTTCATTCCTGTCACCTGAGATGTTTTTCAGCAAAAGACATGGGTCGATATACCAATCCATGCGGGAGATGAATACCAAAAACCTGACTATGGATTTGTTAACCGTTTCTGATTTTCTTGAAGCAAAAGGGCAACTGGAATACTCCGGTGGCTTTGCGTACCTGGCTGAATTGTCAAAAAACACTCCGAGTGCGGCTAACGTCCTGGCCTATGCAAACCGGGTGAAAGACACCGCAACGGAACGCATGGCAATCGAACAAACCAACCGCATGCTGGAGGTTTTATACACCCGCTCAGGACTGACCACGGCGCAGAAGCTGGAAGCGGTGCAGTCGCTGGCAATGCAGGTCGATGAGAAGTCGCGCACCGGCAGCAACAAGGGGCTGGTTTCATTCCGTGACGCTTTCAACGACTGGACATTCAAGGTTGGCGAGCGCCTGGAAGGTAACACAGCGTCACTAGGCCTGACATCTGGCATCACGGCGCTGGATGAAATGCTGGAACCAAAACGCATTGTGCGCGGATCCCTTTTCGTCGTTGGCGCCAGGCCGAAGATGGGCAAGACAACCGTCTACCAAAAAATGGCAATTCACTGCGCACTGGAAGAACAACTTCCCGCTCTGGCATTCAGCCTTGAAATGCCGAAAGACCAGATGGTTGAGCGCATCGTATCTCAGCACAGCCGGGTTAACTCAAACGTGTTTTACCAGAACGGCTACGAGGAAAGTAAGTTTGCTCTGGCGCTGGCTAAGGGAAGTGAGTTAGCCAACATCGACAATCTGTACATCGACGACACGCCTGGTCTTTCCCTTGCTCACATCGTTGCTGAGTCGCGCCGAATCAAGCGTGAACGTGGCGCGGTTGGCATGGTGCTGGTCGATTACCTGACGCTTATGACTGCTGAGAAAGCGGACACAGAGGCTCAGGCTTACGGGATTATCACCAAAGGCCTGAAGGTGCTGGCGAAAGAGCTTAACTGCGTCGTGGTGCTGCTCACACAGCTTAACCGTGGATCAGAAGGTCGAGCCAATAAGCGCCCGCTGCCGAGCGATTCCCGCTCTACCGGTCAGATTGAGCAGGACTGCGATTACTGGATGGGCATCTACAGGGAATCAGAAGATAACGAAACCGTTAGCGATAACGAAACAGAGTTACTTCTTCGTCTGAATCGCCACGGCGCCACGGGTACTGTTTACGCCGAACAGCGACACGGAATTCTATTCGACATTGACCAGCAAGACGCGCATCGCCGCATAGCTGATCGCGAATCATCATCGAAGCAACGCAAAGGGGGCTTCTAGTGAACACCGCATTACAAATCATCCATGCCAGCAAGTATAAAGAATTTCCAGACACTCTCCTCACTCTCGAACTTTGCCGATCCTTTGCACGACTTGAAGGCCGAAAGGTTGGTGAGTCTCTGCGTAAGTGTGCCAAAGCATTATCGGGCAAGGTGAACAACCGCAACCTGCAAGGGACATTGCGCACGATGAGTATCAGCCTGTTTCCCGAATCAGAAATCACCCGGATCCGTGGCTGCCTGGGCAAGATGGAAGCAGCGTTAACCCGGGAAGTGCGCGACGTGATTCTGACGGAAGATAACCTGAAAGAACTGGCGGAGAGTGCGGCATGAAAGACACGCGAAACTGGAAGTGTTTTTTCGGCATGCACCAGTGGCAGCAGTTGAATGTGATTAGGCGGGAATATTACGAGGGGCATTCGTCAGGAAAGCTTCCCTACAAAATAACCAACAAGCACACCCTCAAATGCTGCCACTGCGGCGAACTTAAATCGGTAGAAATGTAATGGAGGCCGCATGACCACATCACCACTGAAGGCTGAAGAGCTAAAGTCCTGCCCGTTTTGTGGTCGGGGAGACGGAGTGCTGTTCATTAGGCCCAGCGATAACTGGCGTTATATGCAGTGCCTTAGTTGCCTGGGGGCATCAGGAGCCAGGGCTGATGTAGAAAGCGCCATTCGTGCATGGAACCAACGCGCCGCAATCGTCATAGAGCAATCAGATTTTGACACGTTCTCACCTCACGATTGTGGAGACGATGCCGTATGGATGACAGAGGTTGAACGAACCCTCCGCGCCGCTGGCATAACCGTTAAAGGAGACTGACGTGAGACGTTACTCACTTGAACACTCCAGAATGCTTCTCGCCCTCGGCACCCTAAACCGCTTTCTCTCCTTCCGCTCTCAATGGCTTGAATCCCAAAAGGGAACACGTTTAACCAAATGGAATGGCAAATGCCACCGTATGGCTAACCGCTTTCGCTGCGAGGGATTGATACGTCACGATCGGATACTCACTGGCAAAAGGCCGCTATGAGGTGAAGCAATGGATAAACAAACGTTTTTCCTCCGCAACGAACAAGTACGACGAAACCTGATAGACGCAATCAACAAACTCCCTCTCGATGACCATCGCCCGATTACAGTAAACCTCACTGACTTTGACCGCTCGCTACTTCAGAACAGCTTATTCCACGCGCTATGCGGCGATGTGGCTAAGCAGGCTTTATGGCTGGAGAAGCCGCGCAATCTCATTCAATGGAAAACTCTGTTTGTTTCTGGGCATGCAATGGCTACAGGGCTGGGTGCCGAAGTGGTTCCAGGGCTTGAGGGTGAGTTCTGCAACATCAGGGAATCCACGGCGAAAATGGGCATTAAGCGCATGACCAGCTTGATTGAATATTCACAGGCGTGGGCCATAGGCAGTGGCATTAAATTGCGTGAAGTTCGCTACACCAACGATTATTTCGGGAGAGCAGCATGAATAAATTCAAACTTATCTACGCCGACCCGCCTTGGCAATACAGCAACACAAGCAGCAATGGCGCAGCGGAAGATCACTACAGCACCATGACCATGACCGATCTGATGCGGTTGCCCGTTTGGGATTTGGCAGACGAAAACGCAGTGCTTGCCATGTGGTACACCGGCACTCACAGCGAAGAGGCTATCAAGCTGGCTGAAGCGTGGGGCTTCAAGGTTCGCACCATGAAAGGGTTTACCTGGGTGAAGCTGAACCAACTGGCTGAGCAGCACATCAATAAGGCGCTTGAGGCCGGCGAGGTGCAGGACTTCTACGACTTCCTCGATCTGCTGAACAAGCAAACCAGAATGAACGGCGGCAACTACACCCGAGCCAATACGGAAGACCTGCTGATCGCTGTGCGCGGTACCGGACTTGAACGCTTATCGGCATCCGTGAAACAAGTGATTTACTCACCCCTCGGAGAGCACAGCAGCAAGCCATGGGAGGCCAGAAACAAGCTGGAGCAGCTTTACGGAGATGTGCCGCGCATTGAGCTGTTCGCTCGAGAGTCATCGCCAGGCTGGGATACGTGGGGCAATCAGTGCAGCCAGAGCGTTGAGTTGCATCCGGGCGTTGCAGTGGAATCAGCAGGAAGTAAGGAGAGGGCCGCATGACATGAAGCTCACCTGGTTCTATCACCACGATGTAACCACCGAAGAAGCAAACGAACTAATCCAGCGCTACACCCTCCGCAACGTAAAAACCTCAAAGACACTAAGCGCCAACCCGAGATTATGGGTGGTGGCTGCGCTATTGCCCGAGGGAAAGAAGGAGCCGCGAGTGAGCAATAAATATCAACAGAGGTGCTGGCAATGACAACGCTACCGAGAAACTTCGGCTGGAACCGCCTCAAGCTATCAACCCACACATACGAGCAGTTGCAGCAGCTCGAAGATGATGTGAAAGCCAATCACAGCTGTCACGAAGGAATTCACCTTATCGACGCTGCAGGACGCAAGAAACTCGATGCAATCAGCTGGGCTGTCTACAACAAGCAGAAGAGGAAAGATGATGCTTAGCCCTGTCGACATCACCACCTACCAGCGCAACAGCAACACAGCAGCAGGATATTGCGCAGCGTGTACAAGGCCATTAAGCGGCGAGACTTATTTTTGCGACGATTGCGCTCATGAGGCGTATGTAGAAACAGACCCACACGGAGTAATGCACGATGAGGAAGCCGAGAAAGCGGTGCAAGAATCCTGATTGCCGGGAATGGTTTCATCCAGCCTTCGCAAATCAGACCTGGTGCGGCGCAGATTGTGGAACCGTAATCGCACTAGCCAAGCGAGAGAAAGACCGACAGAACGCGATACAGGCAGCAGAACGACGACGAAAGGATGAAGCCCAGCAGGAACGACGAAGTTTAAAAGTCCGCAAGTTAGCAGTACAGCCCCGCAGTTACTTCATCAAGCAAGCCCAGCAAGCAGTTAATGCCTACATCAGAGAAAGAGATAAGCACCTTCCCTGCGTTTCATGCGGAACGTTGAGCGCTGCTCAATGGGATGCCGGCCACTATCGAACTACGGCCGCCGCACCACAGCTAAGGTTCGACCCTCGCCAAATATGGAAGCAGTGCTCAGTGTGCAATCAGCACAAAAGCGGAAACCTCGTTCCGTACCGCGCAGAACTTATCAGGCGCATTGGCATGTCAGAGGTGGAAAGCATTGAAGGCAACCACGACCGCCACCGCTGGACGATTGAAGAGTGCAAGGCAATCAAGGCTGAGCATCAACAGAAACTGAAAGACCTGCGTGACAGCAGAGTGGAGGAAATGTGAATGAGTTGGCTCTTTTCGCAGGCGCTGGCGGAGGAATTCTCGGCAGCCACTTGCTCGGATGGAAAACAGTATGCGCAGTTGAACGTGATGCTTACGCTGCACAAGTTCTCGCGCAACGACAAAATGATGGAATTCTCCGACCTTTCCCGATTTGGTCTGACGTGTGCAGTTTTGACGGAAAGCCATGGCGAGGAATTATTGATGTCGTTTCTGGCGGATTTCCATGCCAAGACATCAGCGCAAATGGTCAAGGTGCCGGCATTGACGGACGAAGATCGGGGCTGTGGTCTGAAATGGCGAGAATTGTCGGTGAGGTTCGACCTAAATTCGTCTGCGTGGAAAATTCACCACGACTCAGGGGAAAAGGTCTTGCCGTGGTCATCAGTGACCTTGCCGAAATGGGGTATGGCTGCGAGTGGTTTCGTCTTTCAGCATCCAACTGCGGAGCGCCCCATGAAAGAGACAGGATGTGGATTGTGGCCTACAGCCAAGGCAACGATCCGAGGCGATTGTCCAAGCGAGCGCCTTCGCAGGACACCGGACTTACCAAGCGCGATAAAGATGCGCCCATTACCGGATGGATCGGAGCCACTCCAGGATGGACAGTTGAGCCCGGAATGGGTCGAGTGGTTTATGGGATGGCCCATCGGGTGGACAGAATTAAAGCCCTTGGCAACGGACAGGTTCCAAGAGTGGCTGCGACAGCATTCTCCATGCTTACAGAAGATTGAGGAGGCAGCATGAAACTACACGCAGCAATAGCACTCACCATTGCATCAATGGCCTCGCGTCATTGGCAGCCAGCATTCTCTCCAAGCTACTCATACCCGCTCACCAATAACCGTAGAACCGGTAAAGCAGCAGAGCGCCGCAAAGCTAAACAGCGCCGGAGGGCAAGACTGTGAAAGTTCAAAATACGTCTGCATTGCTCAATATGTACCGCGAAAAAGGAGTTGGCGCAGTCAGGACGCCATCTGGCGTTGTGCTGATGGGCGTTAGAAACCTGACACCGCAACAAAAACGAACTCTCCTAGCCATACCGCAGGCCGAACTGGATGCAGCGTTAAGGTGGCAGAAATGAAAGTGACAGAGTTGAACCTGACAAAAGAGCAGCTTGATTGGCTGGATAACTGGATGGAGTTGTGGGGATGTTGGATTTATTCAGGAAGGCTAGAAAAGCGCATGAGCAGTGTTATCGCTCAGTACATGGCCACAGTAGAACCATCGCGCTATCCAGAAAGACCAATGTGCAATGACGATGACGGAATGTTGATTTCTCAGGTCGTAGATTCCGTCATGTGCATTGATAAAAAAGCGTTCGGCATACTTCTCAGTTACTACGCGCACAACTCAACTAAGTACGCAATTGCAGTCTATATGCAGAAGGTCGCAATTCCCCGCAAATCCCTCTCAACTTGTCGTCGTGAAGTGGAGGATATTCTCAAAGCAAGCCAGTTCCTGATTTACACCCCGCTGGTAAATGCGCTCAACAGCCGCAAACGTGTAGTTAAGTTACGCAAAGTAGCTTAAACGTGTTGACTAACTTGAACAAATGAGCAATGATATTTGGGTAAGGTGCCTTACGTGTATCTTAATAAAGCACCACCCAATTTTAAGCCTCGCCTCGTGCGGGGCTTTTTGCGTTTCTGGGCCGAAAGCTCATCAGGTATGAGCAATCCCCTCATAAGGGAAAGGTAGGCAGGTTCGAATCCTCCACGGCCCACCAATTAAACCAAGGTCGCCATAGAGCGGCCTTTCTTATTTAGCGCCAACCATCCAGCAACCAATATCACTCATAGATAACGTGCCGTGGCATGGATGGCGCTTTCCCGATTACACAGACAGCACCTGCTTACGATAGCGAGGTGAGAGATATGCGTATGCCTAACAAAGACCCTGGCTCATATGGACTACTCGTATGGGTGCTCATTGCTGCCATGTCTATCTACGGTGGCTTTGTGAAATACATCATTGACACCAAGACAAGCAAAACAGCATGGAGTTGGGTAGCTGCATTCGCTCAGGTGGCTGTATCTGGATTTGCCGGATTAATAGGTGGGCTCGTCAGTATCGAGTCAGGCCTGAGTATCTATTACGTTCTCGTTGTCTCTGGCATGTCCGGGACTATGGGTAGTGTAGCGCTCAGCTTCTTCTGGGAACGAATCACGGGGATCCGCAATGCAGGCCAACAATAACCGAAAAGCCTTTCTCGATATGCTGGCCTGGTCGGAAGGCACAAGCCGCATTAAGGAAAGCGATAATGGCTACAACGTGATTGTTGGTGGCTCACTGTTTAGTGGCTACGCCGACCATCCTCGAAAGCTCGTTGACCTGCCAAGGCTCGGTATCAAATCAACGGCAGCCGGTCGCTATCAGCTGCTCTCCCGTTACTGGGACGCATACCGCAAACAACTCGGCCTGAAAGACTTCTCTCCTGCGAGCCAGGATGCCGTCGCATTGCAGCAGATTAAAGAGCGCAAGGCCCTGGCTGATATTGATGCCGGGAACATCGCCGCAGCAATTCAGAAATGCTCAAACATCTGGGCTTCACTACCTGGTGCCGGTTATGGCCAGCACGAACACCAACTTGATGACCTGATCGGCAAGTTCAAAGAGGCTGGCGGGGTGGTCGCATGATCCCCTCAATCCTGAAAGATAACTGGAAGCCGATTGCATTACTTTTGCTGGCTGGCCTTCTATTGTGGGGCGCCCATCACAACGGCTACGAGTCTGGAAAGTTCGACACTAATCAGGCATGGAATATCAAGTGGGCAAAGCGTGATGCTAAAGACCTCCTTGAGTTAGCCGGGCGACAAGAGCAAGAGCGCACCGAAGAGCAGCGCCGCCAGAACCAAATCAACCAGGTAACAGCAGATGCACAAACTCAACTCGACAAAGCACGGCTTGATGCTGCTAACGCTCAGTCTGCTGCTGACAAGTTGCAGCTCACCATCGCAAACATCCGGCGTCAGCTCGCAGCAAGTGAAACCAGCAAACTTTCCGCAATTGCCAACGCAAGCGCGACAAGGGCCAACTCCGGAGTATTGCTTGCCGACGTGCTCAGCAAATCTGTCGAACGAAATCAGCAACTGGCAGCAACTGCTGACGAATGGCGAGTAAACGGCCTGGCATGTGAACGGTCATACGATTCCATTGCCACCGCCAAGTGATTCGTCACCCGCATTAAGACAAATAGAGCCTGACTTCGGTCGGGCTTTTTTACACCTTAATTTCACCGCGCACCGCAATGCGCACATAACCACACCGAACCAACCACTTTGAAATGAGCCTTTGAGGAAGTCAGTTTGTGCTGGCGAGCCTTCGGTGGGCTGATTTCCATTGCGGCAAAGGTTCATCTCAAAGAAAGGTAAAACGCTATGAACTACCCAACAATCGTTAACGACATCGATTTTCGCGACCTGATTTTTGTTACAAACAACGATCCGGTTACCGACTCTTTCATGGTGGCAAAAGCGTTCGGCAAGCTCCCTAAAAACGTAGTCCGCGATATTGAAAGGACTATTGATGCTTGCCCTCCAGAGTTTGATACAAAGCTCAACTTTGAGCTTTGCTATAAAAACAATGAGTTGCAGAACGGTAAGCCGCAGAAGTTCTACCGACTCCGCAAGGATGGGTTAATGCTTCTTGTGATGTCTTATACCAAGAAAGAAGCCATGCGGATTAAAATAGCCTACATCAACGCTTTCAACTGGATGTACGCAATGCTTCAGACTGGGCGACGCCAATTTGAGGAGGAGCGAAACGCCGTGATGCTCGAATACATGAAAGAGAAAGATGTGGCCAGCATGTCAGGCCGCCTTTTAAATCGTTGGGGAAGGGTTAAGAAACCATCCTTGCTGGCGAGAATTGAACGCATCGACCAGCGCGGGCAATTGGCATTGACTGGCGTCCCTAAAGCATTGCCTGAATAAATTGCGTGGCGGAAACGAGGTGATCCTCATCTTGCTGACGGGTAAGCCGTAAGTGAACTAGCCACTGCGTGAGCCGCTGCGAAGTTTGCGGATTTCATTGATGATTAAAAGCACATTCAAAACAAATTCAGATACTGCATTCAGTTGGTTAAAAATATCGGTCATTACTCCTCCAATAGGGTTGTTATATCTATTGTCGGTGTTAAGTCCGGGCCTCAATTCTTGTCTCCTGATAAGAGACAAGATTCAAGAATACTCCCCCCACATTGTGGGCGTGTGAGCCGCCTCGTCTCCACGTAAACCCGTGACAGCATTAACGAAGACTCAGCCTCCATTGAGGACTCCCTCTGACGAGTGTGCTGTATTCCACGTAACGAGTAATGCCGCGTGTTTTCCTGCTGTAGCAACCAGCAGGGTTTGAGCGCTCATAGTTGCCTGTCTGCGCAATGGCAGGAGAAGCAGATTAACCATTAAGGTGCAATCGAACATGAAACCAATTATTCACTGGCATCAAGGTAAGTTTGTTTGCTACCGGGATAAAGACCGTATTTATGTCGATTTCATTCACGGAGAGGGCGCAACCCCGGTTGACGCATATCGTGATTGGTTAATCAAATTGCCGTAGCGAGCATTACAGAAGCCATTCAAGCAGTGGCTTCGATAATGACAACCAGAGGACTACCAAATGTCCGACATCTACCAAATCACTATCACTACTACCAACAAAGAAACATTCACCGGAAAGATGACGCGCAAGCAGCCAGAACTGGTTAACGGCTTCGTAGCGTTGGCACAGGACAATGGCGAGTGGCGATTCTTCAAGCCAGAGAGCGTTGAGCAATTCCACTTCGTACCGGTGGTGGAAGAAACCAAGGAATAACAGTTATGGCAAAACCAGATTGGGAGGCCATCGAATCGGCTTACCGGGCTGGGTTGATGTCCATAAGAGAAATTGCCTCGTTACATGGCATCACTCACGGCGCTGTGAATAAGCGAGCAAAGCGTGATGGATGGGAGCGTGACCTCAAGGCAAAGATAAAAGCCAAGGCTGACGCGTTGGTATCCAAACGTGAGGTATCCAGCAAGGTATCCACTGAAACGGCTACCAACGAACGGATACTGATTGAGGCTAACGCCGAGGTTATTGCCAGCGTCCGCATGGAACATCGTGGCGATATTCGTCGCGCCAGGGCAATCACAAATGCACTGTTTGATGAGATTGGCGCAGAGTGTGCTGATGTCGCCGCTCTGGAAAAGCTCGGTGAGTTGATGCTTAACCCCGACGATAAAGGCCAGGACCGTCTGAATGAGATTTATCAGAAGGTGATAAGCATGCCGGAGCGCGTGAAGTCAGTTAAGGCGCTGAGTGACGCGCTGAAGAACCTCATCGGACTTGAGCGGCAGGCATACGATATCGACGGGCCGGAAGGCGACAGCTCTGTTAAGAAACTTTCTGACCTGATGGATTCATTGTCTCAGGGGGCTTAATGAAACCTGAGCATCTCAAGCTGCTGGCTGATAAAGACTGGCGTCTGAACAATCTCTACTGGATCACCGACAAAGAAGGAAAGCCGATACGCTTCAGGATGACGCCTGAGCAGCGCGAATACTTCGAAGGTATCCACACTCGCAATATTATCCTTAAAGCTCGACAACTCGGTTTTACGACTGAGGTCTGCATCATCCAACTTGATGCGGCGCTGTTCGAGTCTGCCAAGTGCGCACTGATAGCCCACACGCTAAACGACGCAAAGCGCCTGTTCCGCGAAAAGGTGAAGTACGCATACGACAACTTGCCCGATGAAATCAAAGCCGCTAACCCGGCAAGCAATGATTCGGCGGGCGAGCTGGTATTCAAGAAAGGCGGCTCACTGTACGTAAGCACGTCATTCCGTGGCGGTACGCTGCGTTACCTGCACGTATCAGAGTTCGGCAAGATATGCGCCAAGTATCCAGACAAAGCCCGTGAGATTGTCACTGGTGCGTTTGAAGCGGTATCGACTGGATGCTTTGCCACTATCGAGAGCACAGCAGAAGGACGGGCCGGTTATTTTTTCGATTACTGCCAGACGGCTGAGAAAGCTCAGTTACAGGGCAAGCAACTATCCTCGCTGGACTGGAAGTTTTTCTTCTTCTCCTGGTGGAAGAATCCTCAGTATGCAATCGACTCGGTAGAGCCATTGCCGCAGCGCCTGGTTGATTACTTCGCTGAGATGGAAGCCAAGCACGGCGTAGTCGTCAATGAGCGCCAGAAAGCCTGGTATTACGCCAAAGAGAAAACGCTCGGCGACGATATGAAACGGGAATACCCGACGATCCCCGCCGAAGCATTCCAGCAATCAGTGGAAGGCGCGTATTACGCCAAACAATTCCGCTGGCTCTACACCAATAAACGCATCGGCACCTTGCCGGATAACTCACATCTACCGGTTCACACGTTCTGGGATATCGGCGTTAGTGACTCAACGGCTATCTGGTTCGTGCGAGAGGTTGGCGAAGAGTTCCATGTCATTGACTACTACGAAAACTCAGGTGAAGGCCTTCGCCATTACATGAAAGTGCTGAAAGAGCGCGGCTATGAATATGGCGAGCACTGGGGGCCACACGACATCGAAAACCGTGAGTTCGGATCTGATGCCAAGTCCCGAAGAGACCTGGCGCGCGAAGGCTACGAAATTGACGGCCAGGTTTACTCGATGACATTCAAGGTCGTGCCTAAAACTGGCGTTGATACCGGCATTGAGTCGGTGCGCGAAGTCTTGCCTAAATGCGTTTTCGATGAAGAGAAGTGCGCAGAGGGTATATCTCACCTTGAGGCATACCGCAAAGAGTGGGACGACAAGCGCGGGTGCTGGAAAGACAAGCCCCTTCACGACAAAACATCACACGGCGCTGATGGGTTCCGCTACTTCGCTGTAGCCAAGAACAACCGGAAGCAGGTCGGGGCATTCTATTTCTAAGGAGCAATCGCCGTGAGCGAACAAAACAACAGCCTGGAAATGGCTGTGAATAGCCTCGCCACCGAAATGCGGCGAAATAGCTACATTCAGGCCATTACCGGAATGTCTGGCAACACCAAGCGGCCAATGCTTTATCAGGAATTCGGTTACCCGCAGCAGATAGACTTCAATGACTTCTACCGTATTTACCGCCGTAATGCCGCTGGCTTCGCTGTCGTGCATCGCCTGCTTGATGGTTGCTGGCAGGACTTGCCGGTTATCGTTGAAGGTGAAGAGGCAAACGAAGCCCGCGAGACAACGCCATGGGAAAAGAATGTCACCAGACTGATGAAAAAGCACTGGGCAAAGGTGAAGGATGCCGATCGCCGCAACATGGTTGGTCGTTACTCCGCACTACTGATTCAGGTGCGTGACAATCAGTCATGGGATAAGCCAATTAACACTGCGCTCGTAAAAAGCCTGAAAGATAAAGCCCTGGTTAAGCTAATCCCGGTATGGGAGCAGCAGTTAACCGTCTCCGAATGGGAGAACGATCGACAATCCGATGATTTTGGACAGCCTAAAATGTTCAACTTCAACGAGATGCCTGTAGGTGATAACAAATTCGTTGGGCCAATGCGCGGCGAGCCGGTGCATCCAAGTCGGGTGATTATCTTCTGTGAAGGCGCGGAGGATGAAAGCGCGCTATCTGGCATCCCACTGCTTGAGTCTGGCTACAACAAACTACTCGACCTCGAGAAAATCTCAGGTGGTGGCGCTGAAGGGTTCCTGAAGAATGCCAGCCGAACCTTGGTGAATAAGTTCAGCAAAGATAGCGACATGGACGCCATGGACAAGCGAGCCAAGGCGCAGGGTTATGCAGATCTCGGCGAGGCGGTAGAGGACAAATTTCGACGCCTTAATCGAGGTACTGACGCAGCAGCGGTCACGCAAGATGGTGATATTTCAGTTTTGTCCGTTACTCCAGGTGACCCAGCCCCTACATGGACGGTTACCGCTAACGAACTTGCCGCATCGGTTCAAATCCCCTTCACCATCCTGTTTGGTCAGCAGACCGGGCGACTGGCGAGTGACGAGGACAAAACGGACTGGGCGATTCGCCGCAACGGTCGTCGCAATGGCTTTCTGACTGACCGCATCACTGAGCTACTAACCCGCTTCTGGCAAATCGGCATCATTGAACCACCGGCTGGCGAAGAAATTACAGTCTCATGGGCTGACCTTCTGGCCCCGGGTGAGAAAGAGAAGATTGCCAACATGAAAGACATGGCGACAGTTGCGAAGGACACCCAGCAAGCCTATGGCACTCCGGCATTCACTGAGGACGAGATCCGCGAAGTTGGCGGCTACGACCCATTGCCAGAAGCTGAGAAGCCAAAGGGCGCTGATGAATCGGCGAAGAACATCGACCCGCTGACAGGTGAGCCAATTGAACAACCAACCGAAACCCGGCAGCCCGATAATTCCGCGCAACAAAGCTGACCCGACTCAATCCTACCGCGCAGTTAACCGGATGTACCGAGACATCGAGCAGCGCTACTACGACATCAAGGTTGCACTGAAGCAGTTATTCGATATGCGGCTAACCGGGCGCGAACGTGCGAGCAACTCTCTGTTTGGCTACATCCTTGCTCGCAATGACAATAAGCCTGACATGCTCTACCGGGTGAACGCTGGAACGTATATCTATGACATGACGGCAGCGCAGTTAGCCGACCTGTTGCAGGCGGTGCAGGTGATTCTCGATGACCACTTGCTTGAGGGTGGCAGCCAGAATCTGTGGGCGTTTGATTACGTCGCCGAGGAATATCAGCGCGGCACACTGAACGCTTACACCAATCTGTCAGTTCAGTCGCCAGTCTATGCCAGCCAGACGACGCTACAGCAGCTTTTGAGTACTCCGGCATACCAGAATCAGGTCGCATCGGCTTTCGTGTCTACGTACAGCGACTGGAAGGGGATTAGCGATGCTGCGCGAGTTGACCTGGCTAATGTCATTGCTGATTCAATCGGGCGCGGCGTAAACCCTCGGGAAACCGCTTCGATAATCAGCAAGCGTCTTGATGTCAGCATGAGTAAGGCCAAGACCATTGCACAGACCGAGCAGGTTGGCGCGCTGCGGGAAGCAAACTGGAATGAAACCGAGTGGTCTGCTGACAGGCTGGGGCTTAACACTGGCTTGCTTCACCTCTCAGCGCTCAAGCCTACAACCCGACAAACTCACGCCTTCTGGCATGGGAAAGTCAGGACTGTGCAAGAGGTGCGCGCCTGGTATGCGGTCGATGGAAACAAATATCATTGCTACTGCGGCCAGATCCCGACACTGCTTAACGACGACGGCAGCATTTTCAATGAGGGGCTGGCTGATAAGTTAGCGAAAGAGCGAAAGGGTTGGGCAAATAATTAATAAAGTTCATGTTGTTGTCGCCGTTATTAATTGGTGACCCCTCAATTAAATGGACATATGAAATGCAATCAAAGTTTAAAGATATTCGCTACGATAGAGTTCAACCAGCCACTAAAGCTAAGCATCGCACGCATATAGCTTTCTTGACGGTAAATGGTGATACCGAATCAGCACTCCTGGCTGAATTGAAAAAACGACATCCCAAGGAGGGGATTGAGTTAGTAAGCTACAAAAAATAATCACACAGGTCGCTCAGGCGGCCTTTTTTATTGCCTGAAATCCACCAATGAGGACTCAGCATGTCACGCATCTGCGTAAACGTGCTCTCGGTCATCAACTCCGCTTCAAACATCACTAACGAAACCATCAATGGCAAACCACACATCGTGGTTCGCGGCGTCACGCCTATTGTCGATGACATCGTGATGAACCGGAAGTTGTACCCGGCAGCAGAAATTGAAAAGAGCTACAAGTCGCTTGAGCGCAACCCAATGCCGTTTGGTCACCCGAAGGTTGATGGCAAGCACATCTCAGCCAGGGATGTTCAGGCGGTGAATGATTACCACGTAGGTGCCTGGCTGCAAAACGTTAACCGTCAGGGTGGCAAGGTTACGGGGGATATGTACGTTGACCGGAATTACGCCGCAAACAGCGATAACGGAAAGCGACTGATTGAGCGACTCGATGCTATGGCGGCCGGTCAGAATGTCGAGCCAGTGCATATCTCAACAGGCCTACTTCACAAGGAAATCACGGCCAACGGTGAATCAAAGGGTAAGCGCTACGAGAAGATCGTCACCAATATGGATTTTGACCATGTCGCGGTACTCCTCGACCAGCCAGGAGCCGGAACGCCGGAGGAAGGTGTAGGTATCTTCGTTAACGCCGAAGGTGATGAGCAGGAAATTGAAACCGTAAACCTCGCTGATTCCGACATTCCAGACCCGCAAGACCCCGCACTAAAGCAATTCTTTAACCAATTCATGGCGTTTTTCAGCGCCAACACTAAGCACGTCAAAGAGGAAGCAAACCCGATGAAAGAACTCATCACGAACGCGCTGAAAGCGAAAGGCAAAGAGGTCGAAGGCAAGACCGAGGCTGAGCTGATGGACGCATACAACCAGATGGTCGCCGAAGATGCAAAAGCGAAAGCTGACGCTGACGAGAAGGCCAAAAAAGACAAAGAAGAGGCCGATAAGAAGGATAAAGGCACTTCCACAAACAGCGAGCAAGCGCCAGCCTGGTTCCAGCCATTCGCAGACAAGCTGAATACTATCGAAAGCGGCCTGACTGCCAACGCAGACCAGCAACGCACCGAAATGCGCCAAGCGGTGAAAGCTAAGTTCGGCATGACCGATCTGGCGGTGAACACGCTGGATGGCGAACCGTTGAAAGAACTGTTTGCTAAGTGCCAGACATCAACCGGGCTGAGCGGTGCATACCAACAGACCAATTCCCAAGAACCAGTCAGCGTAATGCCGGATTAAGGAGAAAAACGAAATGGCTAAAGACGGTAAGCACGTAATTCATGCGGGCGGTGTGTTCCCGAACCCAAATCTCAACCGTGAAGGCCGCGCAACCGCGGTTAAACCAGGCACTCTCGGCTTCTTCGATGCAGGCGTGTTCAAGGCGTCTGTAGCAGGTGCAGAGCAAGCGGTTATCTACGCAGCAGACTTCGATTATCTGCGCTGCAAGTCAGTCGATGACGCCTATGCAGTTGACGATCTGCTTGTTGCAATCCATCCACTGCCGGGAATGTTCCTGAACGTTCGCGCGGCGGCTGGCACCTACAAAAAAGGCGACGCTCTTTCAATCGCCAACGGCCAGGTGAAGAAATGGGCCACCGGAGAGGCTGACCGTTGCTACTGCGACGAAGAGCGCTCAATTACCGCCGCTGCTGGCGACCTCATTCGCGTAGTGATTAAGTAAGGAGTCACTGAATGCTTGTTTATTCTAAATCGCTGGGCGAAAAGACCGGCAACCTGGCTGTTAACCAATACCAGTTCGGTATGCTGACGCAAGAGCGTGATGCGGCAATGAACCATCAGGGCGTTAACGTCATGAAGGAACTTGCCGATCGCATCACTGCTATCAACCAACTGCAGGGTATCAACGCCGTTCGTTCCCCGGCTGACCTGTACAAAGCGTTTGACCAGACTGTTCTGCGCCAGTTCGAGCCGAACACCGAATTCACGCTGTTTAACGACCTGATGCCGCTTTCCCGCTCCGTGCGCATCAATCAAACCGTGTACGAATACGCGAAGTCTGGCGGTCGCATGTGGGCGCATACGTCAATGTCCGGTCAAATCGGTGCGGCGCTGGATGCGGTGCAATACCAGTATGACGGCACCATGGTTCCGGTGCATGACACTGGCTTCAAATTCCACTGGCGCGAACCTCGCCTGAACAACCCGGACGCTTTCGACATCATTGCTGATGCTCAGTTTGAGTCCACCAATGAAGTGCGCCGCCAGTATGTGGATTACATCTACAACGGCTACCGCGACGCTGAAGGCACTTACATCAAGTTTGATGATAAGACCTGGAAAGGCCTGAAGAACGATGAACGCGTGGCGATGGTCGATCTGAGCGCTTCCGGTCTGAATATCGACTTCACCGATCCGGCTGCAACAGCTGAGCAAATCCGTAATGCGGCAATCAAGCTGCGCGATACGCTGAAGCTGACCAATAACCAATACGCAGCGCAAACCTGGTATGTTTCCAGCGCCATCATCTCCAACCTTGAGCGCTACTACAGCGACAACTACCAGTCAGACACCATTCTGCAAGAGTTGCTGAAGCTCTCTGGCATCGCGGCAATCAAAGAAGATGCAGCGCTGACTGGCAACCAGATCCTGATTGTTCCGCTGACAGCTGGCGTGATCGCTCCGATTGTTGGCCAGGCGTTTGGCACCGTTGCCGACCCACGCCCGCTCTACAACAGCGATTACATCTGGCGCACCTGGGGTGCTGCTGGCCTGATGGTCAAGACCGACATCAACAGCAAGAAATCCGTCATCTACGCACACGACTAAGAGGTCGACATGGCACTGGTAAAAGTAATTAGCGATAACCTTTTCTCCGGTGCCAATCTCCAGAAGGTGGAGGTTGGCTCGAAGGTTGAGGTTGCAGATAAGACAGCAGAGAAATGGGCGGCGGCAGGTTTGGTAGAAATTATCGAAGACCGCACCTTTGAAGTGGCAACGCCGGGTGATGATGCCCCTGAGCAGCCTGTAACTACATCGAAAAAGGGCAAGTAACTATGGCAGTAGTGCAGATAACAGCCGAGCAGGTAAAGCAGCAGCTATCTGCACTCGGCTACACCATTCCTGACTTCATGATTGACGCGTACCTGTGCAAATTGGCAGGCATCCAGGATTGTCTCGACGCTGCTGGTTATGACGAATGTGACATTGTGCTAATTCAGATTTACGCCGTCACGCTTATGGCTTTAACGGCATACACGCAGCGCATTAAGTCGCAGGGTGCGCCGTCTGGTGCGTCAAGGTCGTTTGATTACACTGGCGACGTAACCAATCTTCGTGACCAGCTAACCGCGCTGGATACGTCCGGGTGCACAGCCAATCTCCCGATTGATGTTGGTTCCAGTGTTGGACTGTTTCTCGTCGTCGGTGGCTGCTGATGTGGAAGCTCATAACTGAAAGCCTGCCGAAGCCATTCGCTCGAGTCTGGGTGAAAACGGATACCGGTCGTGAAACCACCGGCTATCTGAAGTCTAACGGTGAGTGGGTTATCAACTGCGTGACCATTCGCGCTACGGGTGCGGTAGTGGTTAGTTGGAGGGAGGGTTGATGTCAGAGGCAGCTAATTGGAGTTACACGGCGGCGGCCACATTCTGGAAAACGCTTGGTTACAGCGAAAGCGGTGACAACCTCGGCTACTCGGCACCAATATCGATTCTTTGCGACTACGAGGGTGGATTATCGAAGCGTATTGGCAGCATCGGCGCCGAGATAGTCGCTAAGAACACGATTTGGAGCGAGTACGCTGACGCCACCACCGGCGATTACATTCTCATCGGAACCAGTGTTGACCCAGACCCATTAAACGCCGGAGCTGACGAGATTATGCAAGTAATTCGCTATGCCGATACGTTCGACCGTGTTGCAGATGATTTTGCAATTATTACTGGGGTGTAGCTATGGTGGCTAAAGTAACTGGCATCAGTAAGGCGAAGAAAAACCTTGATGCCCTGATTGGTAACATTCAGGGTCGGAAGGCGGTTAGGGCCATACAAAGTGCTTTAATTATTGGCTCAACTCAGGCTGCCATTTATACCCCTATCGACACGTCCACGCTTATCAATAGTCAGTTTCGAGACATTTCCGTTCGAGGCGACAGGTTAACCGGTCGTGTTGGCTACTCTGCAAACTATGCGATATACGTCCACGATCCGAATGTGCCGCAAACCTTCAGGCGAGCCACTGCGCAGAAGGAATTTTTAACCAAGGGGTTTGAGGATTCCAAAGAGCAGATAGACCGGGTTGTTTACAAGGAAATGAGCCTGTGAATCCTTCAATGTATCGCCGTGTTCGCAACATGTTGTTTGATGCTCACCTTACTGATGACTACAGCACTCAATACCTAAGCTGGAGGGATACCGGAAAGCTCGCTGAGCGATTTATTGTATTTCGCCCCAATGGTGGAACAGCAGTAGATCGTGATTTGTCTTCTGAATATTACGTTCTAGTGGATTTAATTAGCGGGAAAAGCACTGGAGATTACGAAAAGTCAGCGGCTGATGCTCAGGCGATAATTGACTACATTCAGGCAAACCCTATCAGCAACCCATGCGTCGGGCAAATAACCAACATGGGCGGCATCCCGGCACCAGTTCAAACAACAGAAGGACGCATGGTATGGCGTCTGCAATTTGCTTGCCTCTACGGTGAGTAACACCAATAACTCAAACAAGGCTGCTCCGGCGGCCTTTTTTATTTTCTGAATTGAGGTAAGAAATTATGCAAGGTTGTCCAACCAGCTTTGACCGCATGATTGGGCGCGCTAAGACGCTCGAACTGGCTTACGGCTGCCCGGATGTACTCCCAGCGGAGGGTGATTGGAAGTTGATGGGCCTTCCGACTACCACGTCATGGGATTTGAGTCCTGAATCATTGAACTCTGATGCTGATGAAGGCGGCATTACCGCTACGATGATCTCTGCTTTAGACCCAACGTATTCAATTGAGGGTGAAGTCAGAACAAAAGATCGCACTGATGAGTTTGGTATTCAGGCATTTGTTAAATACATCGTTGATGAAGTTAAGGCATTACGCCAGCCAGCGGTGTGGATGCGCCTGCATTGGGGTGATTATTACCACATTGGTTATATGGTTCCGTCAGGCGCGAGTGATGGTGGCGGCGTGAAGGAAATCGTTACGTACAGCTTTGAATTTAAGCTGAACGTAGGCACTACCTTCCAGTTAACCCAAGCGGACACAGACATTCCGGTTACTGGTGTGACATTGACACCAACAACCAGCTCTTTGGCTGCGGGGGCTAGCAACACCTTCACGGTAGCTATTGCGCCTACTGACGCAGATAACAAGCTGTTTACCGTAAGCTCATCAGTACCAGCCCGAGCGACCGTTGCCGCTGTAGGTAATACCGTCACTATTTCATCTCCGTCAAATGCAACGGCAGGTACAGCGGTTATCACCGTTAAGACAGATGATGGTGACTTCTCGGCTACGCATACTGTGACGGTGACCGTCCCGTAACCAAACCAAAGGGTGGCGAGCCTACCCTTGATTTTGCTTATGGAGGAATAATGACGCCAGTAAAAGAAATAGGTGAATGCAGAATTACCGTAGGTGAACAGGATTACTTTTTCCGACCATCTTTTATGGCCATGACGCGCATTGGTGAGCCAGTTGAGATAGTTCAGGCGTTTTACGACCTTCACAATAACGAGGCTTCCGCTCTATTGCAGCGCGGAATTGATGCTTATGGGTTCGCTCCTGAATGGCTCCTCAAATTCATAAATCAGCCGCAAGTGATAAAGAAAGCCGTCCTGGCTGCAATCAATGTCATCCAGGCTTGTTGCGACGAGGATACCTCAAGGCTAACGGGTGAAATTGTTCCTGGTAAGTCCGGGAAATGGGCCTTCGTATACCGAAAAGGATTCATGTCCGCATTTGAAATGGTGTTGATTGCTCAATCTCTGATTGTGCATGGCGTCATTGGAAAGGCAAAAGTAAGGCAGCTTCAAAAGCATGAAACTGGCGAGGCTACAACGGAATTCAGGGCGTTCGATTATGTCAGTGCCGCTCGTCATCATTTCAGCATGCCAAGGACGGAAGCCGAACAGCTAACCATGACGGAGTTTCAGTTAATGCTGGCTGCAAAATATCCCGATCAGAAGGGATACACCCGAGAAGAATACGATTCAGCAGCGGATGAATTCTTTGAACGACGCAAGCGCAGATTAGCTAAGTCAGCATGATTGACAATTATGATTATAACCTCGCTCCGGCGGGGTTTTTTTATGCCCGGAGATAACTAATGGCAGGCGAACAGCAACTTGGAAACATCGTCTATGAAGTTGAGATGAACGTTGCCAACCTGATCGAGGCGCAGAGAAAAGTTAATGAACGCCTAGACAAGATGAACTCTGGTTTCAATAAATCAGGCCAGGCGGCAGACAAATTTAGCGCCTCATTAAGTAAATTGGGTGCAGCTATATCTGTTGCGTTAGTCGTTGAGTGGGGCAAGCGATTCCTTGAAGTTGCAGACAGCATGACTCAGCTTCAGGCGCGTATCGCTCGACTATCTACAGACGCTGCGGCAGCAAAACAAACTTTCAGTGATCTGGCGGCGATTGCCTCTGTTACGGGGGCCAGCCTTGCAGACACAACGAAGCTATGGGAGTCATTAACTTCTTCGCTAAAAGAAGCTGGCGCAACAAATGCGCAGGTTCTTAACCTCACTGATACCCTGCAAAAGATTGGTCGTATCGGTGGCTCATCTACTGAAGAAATGGCTAACGCACTGCGCCAATTCGGACAGTCGATAGCCAGTGGCACAATCCGCGCAGAAGAATTCAACTCCATCCTTGAGCAGATGCCGGAGCTTGCAAGACAGATTGCCACCGGGCTTGGCATGTCTATGGGCGAGCTTCGCCAGGCCATGCTTGCCGGTAAGCTCACGGCACAAGATGCGTTAAACGCTATTCAGGACAGAACAGCAGCGGTTAACGGCGAGTTCAGCAAATTACCGCGAACAATGGACCAGGCAACCGGAAGCCTTGAGACGGCTTTCGGAAGGCTAATTAAATCCATCAACGATGCAACCGGTGCATCTTCGGCAATGGTTTCTGGTATTGATTTGCTGGCAAGATCTATTGATACGCTAGCCACCTCATCAGCTACTAGCGCTCAAAAGATTCTTGCAGTCGCAAGAGTGATGGCAATTCTTAACCCATCGCTTGCAGAAGCTGTTGCCGGGTTCGATAAAGTTAACAATGCAAATGTCGAAACACTTACTGGAAAAGTAAGCGACCTGACTGGTGACCTTGCCGCAGCAACAAAAGGTGCGAATAAGGCCAGTGAAGCGACGAAACATTTCACTATCGCGGCAACGGCATCTGCCGGGGCGTCAAAGAAAGCATCTTCAGAAGCTAAAAAAGCAGCTGATGAGCAGGAAAGAATTGCCGAAAAACTCGAAGAGTTGCGACAGAAATCCATGCTTACGGCTGCAAGCACCGGGGAGTTATCAAAGCAGCAGGCCATATTAAGCGCTCAACAATCGTTAGGTAGTGCGGCATCGCAGGAACAAATCACCCTGGCGGGGCAGTATGCAGCGCAAGCATACGATGTAGCGGCAGCTCTGAAAGCCCAGCAGAAGGCAGAGAAGTTAAAACAGGACACCGAGAAAGACTACAAACAGGTGCGCGTCCAAGCATCACCTGTTGTGGGAGTAGATACAAAATTCCAGGAGCAAATGGCATCCCTCAATGCCTACGCCACGCTTTACCCGCAGAAAATTGCAGAAGTAGAAGCCACTCGGGCTGCAATCGAGAAGCAGTACCGTGATCAGCGTACGGCTGCCATGTGGGAGGAGTGGTCGCAGCAGAATGTAGCATCTCAGCTATTTGCAGACACACTGCAAACCTCCATGAATACGGTATCTAGTAGCATCACCGGCATTCTCAACGGTACGCAAAGCCTCAATGATGCCCTTGGCAATATAGCCAATACCGTTTTAAGCAGTGTCGTGCAGTCGTTTGTTCAGATGGGCGTCGAGTGGGTTAAATCGGCAATCATGGGACAGACAGCGCAGGTAGCGGCTACAGCAGCAACTACAGCGGCTTCTGTGGCGGGGACGGCTACCACAACGGCAGCCAGCACAGCAGCGGCAGCCACAACGACTGTTGCATGGACTCCGGCAGCTATTGCGGCCTCTATCGGCTCATTCGGTGGCGCGGCTGCAATCGGTATTGGTGCTGTAATCGCTGCAATGGCACTTTCAAGCTCATTAGCTGGCAAGCGTAAGAATGGTGGTCCGGTATCGGCTGGCTCAATGTACCAGGTAGGCGAGGGCGGTATGCCTGAAATCTACCAGGCCAGCAGCGGTAAGCAATTCATGATCCCCGGCGATAACGGCAAGGTCATCAGCAATAAGGATATGCAGAGCGGAAGCGGTGGAGGTTTGAACTTTGTACTCAACATCACCAACACGAATGGCTCAAGGGTAGAGACTAGCGAACCGCAGTACAACAACGGCTATCTCACAATGGAAATGTTTATTGGAGACATGCAACAAGGTGGGCCAATGAGCAGATCTATTACAGACACGACTAGCGCCACAAGACGAGCAACTGAATAAGCATTTGCATTGTCTTGCGCCACCCCTCTGATACCATGTGACAAAATGTTACTTACTGGAGGGAAAGTAGTGAAAAGGGCAATTATTGCGACTCTCTGCTTGATGGCGGCGTCAACATCACAATCTGCTGATTGGCATGCAACCTATAAAACCGATGAGATGCGTGGCACATCCACAAAGTTTCTTCAAACCGTATCAGACAACTCGGTTGAATTTGACTTCCCATACAGCGGAGGCTCGAATTTAACGCTTGTTCTTCGCTCGAAGAAAACAGCGCTTAAAAAGGACCAGAAACCTGAGAGCTTGCCTGTTACAGAGGCTCTTCTGGTGATTAGCAAGGGCCAGTTTTCTTGCAATTCCTATGATGGATGCTCTGTATCAGTAAAGTTCGACGATGGTAAAATTCAAAAATATTCTATGTCTGGGGCTGAGGACAGTAGTTCAGATGTGATATTTTTCGATAAATCATCGTCATTTATTAAGAATGTTAAAAGCCATAAGAAAATGATCATCGAGGCAAGCTTTTTCCAGGAAGGCGACAAGCAATTTAAGTTTGATTTAACTGGGATTGAGCAACCAAAGGCATAAACCCTTTTAATATTTGGGCAGCTTTAACGCCCCACGTTGACTAGCGACAATAGCCCACTCAGGTGGGCTTTTTGTTGTTTTACTGATGGGGGATTTCTACTAAAAACCCGCCTGCATCCACTGATTTCTCAGGTACGACATAACCGAGCTCTCTTAATCTGTTAAATGTTAAATCGAACACAGAATCGTAATCAGAGTCACTAAGCCCTTCCAGCTCAAGGTCATCAAGACCCACGCAGAAAGTTGTATGACCTATACGAATTTTTTTGTTTATTTCAGCAAAGGTTCTTTTAAATATTATTGCGGAAAGCTCATCCTTAGCCTTACTGACAATTTGAATGGCTTCTTTCGCTGAAATTAGCTGGTCAGTTGGAATGTCCTTCAGAAAACTTACATCCAATCTATGAACAATTTCAGCATTGATAGACCGCCCGTTTGCTTTCGCTGCCTCTTCAACTTTCTCTTTTAATTCAACTGGAAGTCTGATTCTTAACTGTGGATCTTCTCTGCTCATTTGATTTCTTATTCTGCAAATATTCACAATATGTAAATTATGCCCCACGGTGGGGTTGACTTCAATGACGCACGGTGTGACACTTAATTTGTGCCTCACGGTGGGGCAATAAGTGGAGGATGAAGTGGAAAAAGCAAAAGAGATGTATCAGCGTAAGGTTCGTTTCCCAGAAGATGTTAGGAAAGCTATTGAAAAGAATGGGGAAGATGAGTGTCGTCAGTTCAATACCGAATTGATTTATCAACTGAGAAAGGCATACGGACTAATTGGTGAAAGAAGTGCACAAGCATAAAAACGACGAGACCCGGAAGTGCGCTAACACTAACCGGGCCTCTAATGTCAGTAACCTAGGGGAAACCAACATGAATATTGTACAGAACAACGCATTAACTTTCCACAACACCACATTCTCTTATATGGAAATGGCTGGTCATATCTGGCTTACCGCAACAGAAGTAGGCGAGGCACTTGGTTATGCAGATGACAAGGCTATCCATCGCCTTTTTCGAAAGCATGCTGATGAATTCACAGTGAATATGACAGGGGTGGTTAAAGTGACCACCCCTGGTGGAATGCAAGACTCTCGAGTGTTTTCCCTGCGTGGCGCGCATCTAATGGGCATGTTTGCTCGCACCACCAAAGCAAAAGAATTCCGCCGCTGGGTGCTGGACATTCTAGATCGCGAAGTTTCTCAGGGAAACGTCAATCCAGCATTCGATTTTGACATGGCTGCCCATAATGCTCGAGCTATCAACATTCATCTCAGGGCAATCAAAGAAATGTGGCGTGGTGGTTTAGCTGATGGGTTGAAGCTTATTGGATACAAAGACTGCGGGAACATCAGTGAAAGGCTGGCTGACATGACGTTCTTCACGGCCCCACTGGAAAGCAGTCTTAGCAAGTATGAAAAGAAGGGGAAGATTCATTAATGGCGCATGGGATGGCGCAAAAAGAAAAACCGCCAGTGGACGCTGGCGGCTTACGTTAACTGATGACTGGAGATTCGAATGCAACAATCAACATCAACTGTTGTAAATGTAGCAAATGCAATGCCGATTGTCGATCCTGATACATTCCCAGTAATTGAATGGAAGGGGCTACGCGTCGTCACTACTGAAACGCTGGCTAAGGGGTATGCTACCGATGCCATTCGTATTCAGCAGAACCACATCCGCAATGAAGATCGCTTTGTTGAAGGTGTGCACTTTTTCAATCTCAAAGGTATTGATCTCAAGGAATTTAAAAACAGACTATCTTCAAGCGAGTCTGTTGGAAAGCAGGCGAGAAGCTTAACCCTTTGGACTGAGAAGGGCGCAGCCAGAATGTCTAAAATCGTCGATACCGACGAGGCATGGAATTTCTTTGAGCGCCTGGAGGATTCATATTTTCACCCACGCACATCTTCTCTTCCTCAAACCTATGAGCAGGCTCTGGAAGATTTGCTGACTAAGGTGAAAGAGAATCGCCTGATTGCAGAGCAGCGAGATCATGCAGTCCGTACTAAAGCATGGATTGGTGAAAAGCGTGAAGCTACTGCGATGGCGACCGCTTCGGCAGCTGTTCGTGAGAAGAACAAATTAGCTGAAACAGTCGGAGCATGCAGGAAGCACGCGACAATCACTGCGGTTGAGAACAAAACTGGAAATGAATATAAGTGGCAGGGATTGCGTAAATGGTGCCGTGAAAATGACGCGGTGCCTTTGGAAGTTGAGGACAAGCGCTTTGGCATGGTGAAGTCATGGCCACGTGAAGCATGGCTTGCAGTGTATGGACTAGATTTGCGTAAAATTTTCTAAATTAGAAACACTTACAACGTAACCCTCTTCGGAGGGTTTTTTATTATCTGGAGCAAGGTAAATGGCCATTAATTACCCGGACTGGCTACCGCTGGCCCAGAAGTCGAAAACACCAAAGCCAGATACCGGCTTTCGCACTGACCTCCCGCAAGTTGGCGCACCAATATTCCAGAAGCTAACCGACGACCTGAAAACAGGATTCTCGCTGACGTGGATCTTCACTCGCGATCAGCATCGCGCATTTTTGCAGTGGGAGAGCAGCCCTAACTATCTGGATAAATCGAACCAGTGGTTCCTGATGCCGATTGGGATCGGCTCTGGTGCATACGGTGAACCTGAGATGCAGGAGCTGCATTTTGTGGCGCGGCCGACATGGTCACAATCCGGTTCCGTGTTCACCTGGTCAGGCGATGTTATCTGCCGGCAGTTGAAAAACTCCGATGATGATTACGCAGACATTATTGTCGAACTGCCGCCACCGTGGGATAGCTGGCTGGATATTGTCGTGACCGGTTACCCTGATAACCGCGACCCAGAGTCGCTGCCGAGGGTGCCGTAATGCAGACATTCAGAGAAATTAAAAGCCGCAGACCTAACCGCATCCTCTACGACACCATCACCATCTACAGTCCGACCTTCGGATATATTCGCTTCGTCAACGATCAGATATTCCCCAAGACGCTTGGCGGTAATGTTTATCAACCATGTCGAATGGAAATCTCAGACAGTCAGCAAAGCTCAACACCCGTTATTGCTGCGGGTGTCAAATTTAGTCGCATGGCATCTGATTTCAAGCAGAAACTGAAAGAGTGGAAGGGTTATGGTCGCATTACTCCGATCCAGTTTACCCGTACGCGTTTTGATGCCGCAGACATGAATACCCCTATCAAGGCATGGACGCTGTTTGTCAGCGATACCAGCCTTGATCCCAACGATGTAACTGTGTCGCTGACAATCAAAAACCCGCTCAACGCCAATATTGGTCGACCTTACAACATTGAAGAGTTCCCGGGGCTACAAAATGCTTAAAGCTGAATTTCTCGAAAGGGTGATTGGCATGCCCTGGCGTAACCGAGCCTGCACGTTTGAGGCGCTCGACTGCTGGGGCCTGGTCATTCTCTATTACCGGCACGTTCTCGGCATTGAACTGCACCACTCGCCTGACTACGAAGCGGGTGAGGACTTCATGACGTGCTTTGAGGGTGAGGTTGTTTACTGGCGGCGGGCTGAGCACTTCAGCGACGGCGATATCTTCATTGCCTACTACGGCGCGCAGCCGGTGCATGTCGGGCTGATTGTCGATGGCAGGGCGCTACATAGCCGCGGCGAGAATGGCTGTGTCTGCTCTGACCAGATAAGAACTATCCAGAAATTATTCACCAGGACGGAGATCTATTCGTATGCCGGTAATCGAAATACAGAGAGTGCCGGGGCTGCCGAAGCAACGGATGGAAGTATCAGCGGGGGAGAAGTTCAGCGAGTGGCTTGAAACGGCAGGTGTGCATTCTGATGTGCGGGCCATCATTAATGGTCGGGAGCTGCAGGATGATGACAATGTCGATTTCACCATTAACGCTGATGACCGAATTATCATCTTTGACCAGCCCAAGAGCGGAGGGCTTGCTAAAACCCTTCTCAATCCCCTCGAACACTTCAACCCGATAAAATTTACGCAAAAGGTGATGGGCTCTTTCATTAAGCAGCCTAACGCTGGCGGCGCTGCAGGGCAAAGCAAAACATCACCGAATAACAGCCTCAAGGGGCAGACGAACATTGCCCGTAATGGCGAGGCCAGGCCTGATAACTACGGCCTGATTCGCGCCTATCCAGACCTGATTCAACAGGCCATTTTCGAGTACGTGAACAATAAGAAAGAAGTCACACAGTTCATGAACTTTGGCCTGGGTAAATATGACATCAGTCAGGTGCGCTACTCGGAAACTAACGTTGGCTCAATGGCTGGCGCGTCGTACACGATTTATCAGCCAGGTGATGTGATTGCGACAGTTTATGAAGGGTATGAGTTCGACGATGTAGACGGGCAGGAAGTGCCGGGCACGAACGAGGATACCGGAACCCCGATTGCGACGGCCACCGCAACAACAATGATCAGTGGGAATTACGCTGGCGGTCAGATAGCAGTAAAAATCGTTAAGCAGGCTGAGTTCGACTACTTCATGGGCCTGGCATTGCCGCACGCTGTTTCTTTCGTTCTCAACATTACTTATCCAGTTCCTGGCGGCACCAAGACGGAGGATGTGACGCTGTTTGCTAATCTAATCAGTGCTGTGCAGACTGACGATGGCGCGGTTGTCTCACCTACGTTTTATTACACCTTCACCTTCGACAGCATCAATGGCTCCAGTGCTTCATACATCACGACAGCAACAATTAACACCACGAAGTTCATTCTGAATGACAATGCCGCGCTGATTGTCGGACCATTTTTCTCGCCAATCGAATCAGATCAGCTCTGGGTTCATACCAGCTCGGGTCTTGGTGGGAATAGCGAAACCAACTGGCAACTGCAGATATGGAAGGTGGATGCTGAGAACAATCAGATACCTGGTACCACTCAAACATTCACCTACCGGCAGACCACGCCACATGACTCTACCAGCGAGACGTTTTACCGCACTGACAAGATAACGCCTGCTGCAGGACGAGGTCGCTATTCGCTTTCATTCCACCGAACGGATAACTCAAGCGATGCAAGCAAGCTGGAAGTGGAGGAGGTGCATGCGGTCAACGTCAGGAACAATGTCAGCCACCCTAATGACACAACGGTCATCATCAAGGTTCGCGCAACTGAGAACTCCACCGGCCGCGAACTGAAATACAACGCGATGATTAACCGCTACACGATTAGCTACTCGCTCAGCACGCAGTCGGTTGATTACACGCTTCGCCCGTCGCGCAGATTCGCTGATGCCGTGGCGCACACCTGGCTCGTTATGGGTGGGCAGCCGGAGAGCAATATCGACCTTTACGGCCTGTATCAGATTCAGGCTGAAATTGACGCCATAGACCCGCGACTTGGACGCTTCGACTACACCTTTGATGATGAAGACGTGTCACTGGGAGCTCGCCTACAAACCATCTGTGATGCGGCCAGTGTAACGGTGTCATGGGATGACGATGTGATGTCATTCACTCGGGACAAGAAGCGAACCGCTCCCGCCACAGTATTTAACCGGAATAACACTGTCGAGGCTGGTTACTCGCTCAGCTACGACATGACGCTGCCGGGTGGTTTTGATGGTGTCGAGGTGCAGTACCGCAATCCATCAACCAATAAGCAGGACTTCATTCGTTACCGCATAAGCAACGGAGTAATCGTATCCGGCGCGCCAGTGAAAGCGAAGAAGTTCGAGATGATGTATGTGCGTGATGCATTCCAGGCTAACGAGAGGGCGCTAAGAGAGTGCAAGCGTCTCATCTATTCACGAATGGCTATGAGCATCACAGCGCTGGCTGACGGGGAGTGGGTGGGTGTTGGCGACATGGTACAGATTGTTGATACCTACGACACCAACCAGCAATCAGGGTATATCGTTTCTCGTATCGGTAACGCCTTCGAAACCAGCGAGCGGATTAACTTTTCTGGCTCAATGTTCGTGGTGGTCACCGATTATCTCGGTACGCCGACAGCGCGCTACCCGGCACGGCCTCTGCCAGACACGTCTTTTGGCTTCAGTGCTGCAATTCCTAATATCGAACTCAACATTTATGACGGCATGAATGTGCAGTCACCATCTCGTTACTTCATTGCCTCATCTGAAGAACTGGATGCTACGCAGTGGGAAATTACTGATAAGAACCCTGGCACTGATGGAACGACCGCATTAACAGTTCGCGAATATAGCGACCTGATTTACTCCTAAACAACCTTTAAATCCAACTCCGAACCCGGCCAATGCGCCGGGTTTTTTTATGGAAAAATTATGGCGACTATACCTACACAACTCCCGGTTCCAAGTGAGAAACCTCAAGACCTGAAATTTAACGCAGGGAAAATTGACGAGTTTGTTACGTCGAAGCAGCGAGAATATGAAGATCGCTTTGGCGGAAAGCACTACACCATTGAAGGCTTGCGCTGGGTTGCTCAGCAGGCAATTTCAGCATTCGGATATACCAATTTAAAAAGTTTCCAGGCTGGAGCACCACTACCAGAAAACAAACTAACCCTACCTAACCAGGTTTTACAAGATGAAACTGATGGTGAATATTATCGTTGGGATGGTGATTTTCCTAAGTCCGTCCCCGTTGGTTCTACGCCAAATTCAACTGGAGGCATAGGTACAGGAAAATGGCTAAGCGTCGGCGATGCGTCATTAAGGGGTGAGTTGAACAATAAAGATGGAGCATCTTTAATTGGTGGGGCATTGTATTCTGACATTAGGGGGTATAATGGCAATGCCTTATATATTAACTGCATTGGTTCAAAAAATATTTTTGATAAATCTAGTGGGGTATTCTATAGGGATGATCTAGATCTCACTTCAGATGATGATGATGGAGTAATAATTATTGATTCGCTCAACAGAAGGTGGAAAAGAGTATTCAATGGTTCTATTTATGCCGAATGGTATGGGGTTAATGGTGATGGAACCAATCAGGCTACCTCTCTACAAAAAGCCATAGACTCTGTGGCTAAAAATCATCGAGGTGGGGAAATAATACTCCCGCGCGGTGACATTGGAATTAATGTCACCATACAGTTAAGGGAAAAGGTTTCGTTAATTGGTGAGTTTTCCGCATTATCCTACAATGGCGCAGAATCACATCAGACGAGAATTGTAGCTCTTAGTGAAGGAATGGTGATGCTTAGGGCTAGTTCTAATTATGTTTCTTTAAAGCAGTTGGCAATATTTGGAAATAACATAGCAAAGACTGGGTTTTATTCATCAAGCGATGACAGAAGCCAGATACATACACACAATTATTTTAACTGCTTGTTTCATGCTTGCACTGGTATTCAACTGCATTTGATTTCCACAAGCGGTGTCAGGGCTCTTCACAACAGCGTCAGCGGTGGAACCACAGGTGTTTATTTGGATGGTTATTGTGGAGATTCAGTCTGGACAGATTTAAAAATAAATACAGTTTCCCCAGATTCACCTGAAAGCACATCTTGGCCCGTTGGGTGTGGCATGTATATAGGTAGTGGAAGTAATAATTTAGTTATATCAGGTGGTAAAATAGAATGGTGTAGAGCAGGTATAGTAATTCAGGATTCGCAAGGGATTGTGATCTCAAATTTCAATTTTGATGTTTGTCGAAAATATGATATAGGAATCTATGACAATGAAAGCGAGGATGAGACTGTTCCAGATAGTCTTGCTGGGAGAAGTATAAATATTAACAACTGTCGACTATTGGGAGGTGATCCTAAGAATAATACCAATACGGCAGGTATTTACATTGAACGCGCAAAATCAGTAATAATAAATGCAGTTAATATTAAGCGCGGAAATGATGATGCTTTTGATTTCAGTGTGACACATGATATGGGGGCAGTGGGGCACCATTACGGTATTCTAACAAACAGTGCATATCGACTCACAATAACGGATTGTGATTTATTCCAAGCCGGGACGGTTAAATGCGCGCAAATATATTCTGCCAATGTGGATTCCTCACATGATATATTTGAAAACAACAACACTGATGGCACGGAAGATGTGCCTAATAAAAGAGTGGGGATTTTAACGCATTATGGTGCGCATAAATACACTGGATCTTGGGATTTCCCCTTGCTTCTGGGGTCCATAGCCCTTTGGGCTGCATCAAATGGAGATTTTATGGTAAAGAACTGGGTGGCAAATGGTATGCCTGCCAGCGATGTAGATGGAAACAAAATAGCTGTAGCATAATGATTGTTGGAGGGCTGGGAAGCCCTCCATAAATTAATGAATATTTTTTTCTATATAACTTCCAACTACATTAGCACCGTACCTAGAAAGGTGCACTCCGTCAAATAGAACTGGATTTCCATCTATTATTATAGAGCATTTTTCTTTGCTGCAAAGCGCATCTTTTGGGCTTATAAAAGATACGTTTTTATTTTGTTTTGCTATGCGCAAAAGCATTTCATCTGCGACGCTAATAGTTCTTCCGACATCTTTTCTGCATTTAGATGAAAATTTATTGATGAGTAATCCTTCCGAAGAAACACAGCCTATTACATCATAATCAGGATAGTTATATGTACCGACAAAGTAATACTTCCTTTCATCACCTCCTGTTTTAATTAATTTTACTAACTGCTCTTCAATGACTTTATAATAATCATCGGTGGTTACTGATTCACCGTTATCTTTCCTCTTTAAGTTATTTATATAAGTCTCCCAGTTTTGATTAATAATAACTGGAGCGCTCTTATATTCATCAAATACATTTTTTAATTTATCAAACATTGAATTACACTCTATTGTATTGCTCGATGTGTAATCAGGTAAAATCATGCACATGACATATGAAACACTTACTATACGAGTGTTTTTGTTAGTCCAAAAATCCATATATTGCTGTGAATAACTATCCCCTGACAATATTAACCCTACATCATCACCGATTCTGTTGAAATAAATGTTACCATTTGCTTTGTTGAATGTGTTATATCCGCCATAAAATCTTTCAATTAATTTGTCTTTTGTGGTTCGCGAAAATTCGTCTACGCGCCAATTGAGACCATTTATTGAAATGGAATAAGAAATTAAAAGAATTGCTAAATATACAAAAGCGGATTTGTATGAATAATTTCTTTTCCTCTCAATTAAATGATGCAATAAGATTGAAAGAACTATAACAAACACTAGATATATTTGGAAGTTAATATGTATGTCAAGTTTTTTTGAAATTACAATAATTGGCCAATGTATAAGGTAAATAGAATATGACCATAGGCCGATTTTTTGCAAAATATAACCGGATAAAATACTGTTATTGTTGTTAGATAGCATGCATAAATATGCACCAAATACAGGGATTAAAGCGTAATAACCTGGCCATGGATCAAGATTGCTGAAATAAAAAAACGAAAATAATATTAATGATATTCCTATAAATTCAAATATAAATCTTTTTGTTTTATTAGCGTTAATTTGATATAAAAAAGCCATTCCTCCTGCCAACATTTCCCATGCTCTAAATTGCAACATAAAATAAGTGGATTGAGAGTCTCTTTGAGTTTCAAAAACGCAATACGCAAAAGACAGAATAAAACATATAACAATTAATATTTTAACTTTTTGCAATGATAAATATTTTGATAAAAAATATATTGCTATTGGATATAAAATATAGAACTGCCATTCTACTGATAGCGACCAAGTATGCAAAAGTAATTTACTATGTGATGCAGGATCAAAATATCCAGATTCAGAGTTATACAGAATATTGGATGTAAATAGTAAACTGGCAAGTCCATGCTTACCGACAAGTTGATATGTTAAAGGTTCAAATGCAACATATCCTATAACTACAATTAAAAATATTAATACCAGTAATGCTGGGACAATGCGCTCGCACCGTCTTATGATGAATTTTTTAATGGAAAAGGATCCGGAACTAATGCCATTAAAAATTATTGATGTCATTAAAAAACCAGAAATGACAAAAAAAACATCAACACCAGCGAAGCCGCCAGGTAAAAATGATGGATTAAAATGGAATATTAGGACGGACATTACTGCCAAGGCCCTTAATCCGTTTATATCCTCTCTAAATTTCTTATAAGTCATTAAAAATATCCATTTATGAATTTGTTCATATCTATAATTTTGAATCTATACGCATTGTAGGCATAAAATTTGCCATCATCAACGCCATTTGGGAGTATCTGTTTGATTATTAACCACCTGGTTAACTTGGCATCATGCACGAAATATTTGAGATAACTAAGGGTGCTCATAAACTAGTAGGCATTAAACCATATAAGGACCTTCATATTCTGAAGGGAGTGGCAGATTAGTAACCTCCAGTAGTCGAACTGATAGTATTGAAGAAGGGTCGAGATTTTAGTTATGGGATATATACGGGCAAAAAAATTAGCGAAAAATCCGAGCGCGAGAGTCGCATAACCGACAGTTGATAAAACTTCCTAACCAGGAAATTTACATTCCTCGTAATCTATTCATCTAAAAAACACTTTTCACTCGCTAACTCACGACATGGCCAGGCCGAACCACTGGTTCGCTTGATCTGCCATTCGATAAAAACTACTGTATATAAATACAGTTTAGTTGGAGTGGATGATCATGCCGCGACGCGATGATATTGGGACTGCGTTTCGTAGAGCTATAAAAATTGACCCGCGAGGCAAGCGGATGGTGACGACTGTCGATTTTGTCCGAGAACTTGAGAAGGTTAATTGGTTTTGGAGCCAGCGTGAGGCTAATCGCTGGATAAAGTTTTATCAGACCTGCTTTCGTGACTTCACTGATCACGAGGGAGAGGACAAAGTTTACTTTCTCACGAGTATGGGGGCGGTGAGATGACCATGGGCCTTCAATCTCCAGCAATTGGTTACGCAGAAAAATCGATAGACCTTAATGCTGTGCCTGGCACCATGTATGACGATTCAATTGTTGTTGAAACGAGCGATGGTTATGCCCTGCTGAGCAAAAGCGGCAAACCGAAGCGGGGCGATACAGTGTTAATCCAGTTCTGCGGAGGTACTCAGTTTGCGAAAGTTTACGGTGAATCATTAATCACTGAAGACGGCGAAGCGATAGAGGGTGACGCTCTTGATGAAGTGGATGTCCTTGGACTGGTTACACAATTTATCAACAGAGTGATTGATGGCAATGAGGATGGGGCGTTCGACGATGTGCCGGTGATGTGATGGGGCATGGATGGGACAAAAAATTAGCGCGAACTCTCATGAACTGTAACCTTTGTTCTGAAATTTCGCGCTAAGCATCTGTCTTGATGCGTGATGTTTCGTGTACTTCCGTGTTCTACAAAATCAGAGCCTCATATAATGAACATGCAGGTGTAGTTGCTTGATCTATAAGATATATAAAAATATAGACGTACAGTTTTATCACTAAACTAAGAGAGCGTAGGTCAGTACATATGCGCCTACGAAGAAGTGTTATTGTGAAAAAGTTTGTGGACTTGTTAATTATCATCTTTACTAACCCATGATAATCATTATTTTTTTGTCATTAATGCCTTAAAAATTCCTCAAATGTAATAAATGACTTGCCGCTTCCTGATTCCATTTACATAATCCGCGACTGTTTATAGGGGGTATTGTGGCAACTGTTTATTATTTTATGCTTCTGGCGTCAGGTTATATGAGTAATGTTTCATGGAACGTGACCCCCATGCCTAGCATGGAAGTGTGCGAACTCACCTTAAAAGAGGTGATGAAGGGAATTCCTGATAGAAGTTACGGTACTGTCCAGGCCCCATCCGCTGGAAAATGTATAGAAGTTCAGAAGTAAGCAAGATTTTTAAAATGATTCTAAAGGCTGACAATCGTCGGCCTTTTTCTATTTAGCCTGCCATCCATCAAACGCTTCTACTGTCAGAGAGCTTGCCGTGGTCAGATACTGACCGAGAAGGGGAATTTGAGTCCGCCTAAAGTTGTGGAATATGAGCGGCTTAAAACATGTTTCCGATGCTGGGTATTGCGCTAGTTAATTAAATGGTTAACGTTTCGGGCTTTTCGATAATAACCATTTTATTGCTGGAAATGACCGTGCTATTAGACGGAACGCTTTTTAAAACCAGCGTACCTACGCCAATTGTCACGTTGTCGCCAATTTCTATATCATCGCCAATGATGCAGGAATGGGCGCCCATATTGACGTTGTTTCCCACTTTAAATTTGATGTCGACACCATTTTTATTGCTGCCAAGGGTGCAGAATTGCCTGATAGTAAACCCTTCTCCAATCACACAACTTCTGTTGATAATCATTGAGTTACCGTGCCATATCTTAAAGCCCTTGCCAATTTTCAAATGGTAAGACAGCTCTACCCCAAACAGGCCTTCATTAATAACTCGGTTGAGTATCACAAACATCAGCGAAATCGGGTAAAGAGCCTTTGTTTTGGCATGAATAGTGGCCATTCTAAAAATTAAAATAATCAGCTTAGATTTGGCTGTGTTGATTTTTAAGTCATATTTTAATGTGGAAAAGAAATCACGCAT